CTCCTGTTTTGAACCTTTCATAGAACCCGGTACGAATTCCATCTGATTTTCTGTATCCTGCAGCTCATCCGAATCTACAATATAGCTGCTCTGTGATCCATTTTCTGTATTTTCCGTACAGCCACTCAATAACATACAGCCGGTAAGCATACTTAGTAATAATATGAAAAATGCCAGCTTCTTATATTTTTGTTTCATAGTTCTCCTCTCCTGCATCTTTAAAAGTAAAATTGAATTCTGCCTGTATAGGATTCGTATCATAAACTTATTATATAAAAAATTTTGCCGGTATACAACAAAAGACCTCAGAATCTCTGAGGTCTTGAAGTAGCGGAAGGGAGATTCGAACTCGGTATCAATTCTCTCAAACCCGCATAAATACTGAATTTCTTTATCTCCAAAGGTGTTACCTCGTGTTACCTTTTACATTGATAATGCTTTTGCAATATATTCCTGCATTTCACTCTCTGTCTTGTTATTAAAATAGTAATGATCGAGAGTTGTTCTGATATCTGTATGCCCCATTTGTGTTTTTATTACCGATTCTGGAACATTTCCATCTATCAACTTTGTTGCATATGTCTTTCTTGCCTTGTGAATTGAACGTTCACCAATTCCTATTCTATCACATATCACATATAGCCGCCTTGTAAATGCCTGACCTTTTATTCGTTTACCGTTTTTCATAAAAATATATTGCCCAAATGGATTGAGCATTTTTATTTTTCTCATAAGTTCTTTGGTATCTGCGGTAATTATAACATCTCTAAACCCGGCATCACTTTTAGGAAAATTTTGAACATCAAATACATATTTGCCATTATCATCTCTATATCTTATTTCTGTCTTTGATATATGTATCTTATTTTCTCCGACATCAGACCATGAGAGGGTAGATATTTCCCCAACTCTCAATCCTGTTTTAAATGCCAAAATAATGCCAAGTTCTATCAATGTAGGCTCATCTTCCATTACAAATCGTTCAATTAAAAGTTCCTCATCCTTAGAAAATACCAATTCGCAGTCTGACTTATGGTTCTTTTTAAATGACTTTTCCGAAATTTCCAAATCACCCATAAAACTGGTTATGCTCAGGCTGGTATAATGTTTTTTCTTTGCATATTTGAAAATTCCGTTAATCAATATCCGCATATCAGAATAAGCTTTTTGCGTAAGTTCCAGTTTTGAAATAGCTGTTTTTATGAATGATTCCAATATTTCTTCATCAATGTACCGGATTTTTCTATTTGCAATCGGCAAATACTTATTTTCAAAAAATCTTTTAAAATTTGTCTCGTACTTGTCCTTTGTCTGTCTTGTTATTTCACCATATTCAAGTTTTTCAGAAATCCAATTAGAATATACCTGAATAACTGTAGGTTCATCCTCCTTAGCTTTATAAAACTTTACTATTTCATCTTCAATTGCTTTTTCAGATGTTCTCTTTACAAGTCTCTTTCCTCTCTTATTATCTTCATCTGGCAAATATGTGTAAAACTTTCCATCTTTTCCTTGCCAAATGCTGTAAGTGTGTTTTTCAATAAATTTTTTCCTTTCGTTCATTTCAATTTTTTTCTGAATGGTGTCTATGTTGATAATACCATTTTCGATGGCAATATTCAACAACTCACTATTTGAAAGATTTCCCGTTTAACTCACCTTCTAACTTTTTTACTTTCTGTTTAATATCAAAAATTCTTCTTTCCACTGTTCTTGTTGATACGCATAGTCTCATGGCTATTTCTTTTGAAATAAGTCCACGGGCAAGAAGATAAAATATTTCTTCTTCCTGCTCCGTGAAATTGGCGTTTTCAATAATTGTTTCAAGCTCTGGCTTAGTCAGTTTTGAAAACTTCATAAGCCATTCTCCTCTTATATTTTTTATTCCTCTCCCTGCCAGATCTTCGGTGTACCATCAGCATTGAGCATAACGGTAAGACCGCCGCCCGTGCTTATTGTGATATATAAATACATCACTCCTGTGTCACTATCTGCATAAATAAGATATTCTTGTCCACTTCCCACCAGTACCATTGTGTTTTCCTGTCCCGCACTGACATTTGCTGTATCACTGCATCCGGCAATCAGAAGTGTTGCTGTTATGATGGCTGTTATAAGTTTCTTTCGCACTGCATTAGTCCTCCGTATTTTCCTCATATTCCTCTTTGCTGATGGTCCTGATGCATTCCTCACTCACGCCTAAACTTTTCGCCATGTTTGCAATGGCTCTTTTCACATAGTCGTATGCACTTTCTTCAAAAATCCTTGGCTTTTCTTCTGTGACTGTAAAACCTATATTCTGCTCTGTATATCCAACGGAACCCTCTCCGCCAAACATTTCTGAATCCTTAATTTCAAAGTATAATGATATTCTGATTTTCATTTCATTCATTGTTTTTCCTCTCTTCTTGGTTTTGTTATCTGGTTCTAAAATAAACTCATCTGGTTCTCGTCGTACTGATAAATGCGTCCAGTCATGATCCTCCCTAACTGACGCAATCTCTCCACCCGTGGTTTCTGCTTAAGATTTGCCATATAATTATTATCCACTTCCGGCGGTATGGATAAATAATATTCATCTGGCAATGGCAACTGATTTTCTGTGCAGGCCTCATGGATCTTTGACTGATAATAAATGATATGATTCCGTGTCAGATTCATGTTGCAGCCATCCGACCAGAACGGATCATTACACCCGTTCTGGTTGATAACTTTCCAGTGTTCTATTTCTCTGCGGATGCACTGGCAGTACTCTTTCACTTTATCTTCTGCTGTCTGTATCATGACAGCACCTCCAAATCTTCCAATGGAACATAATGTTTTAAATTGTTCGCATAATAAACAACAGCACATTTTACCGTTTCTTTTGCTCTTTTCGATACATAAAACGCTTCTGGAATGACTCCGATACCTACATCACATTCATCTTCATAAATCGCATCAAGATAGCCTTTGATGACAATATCCTTATATCCAACAATTACACCTGTGAAATTCTTATCAACGTGTTTGAAATAAGTTTTCTCGATATATTCAACATTTTTTTCGACAGTGCCATCATTGTTTCCATCTGCCAGATTATTGTCCATTGCATCAGCAGTTAATGTTTTCCTGTCGAGATACAGCCATCTTCCGTCTTTAAATGGCTTATAAAAGCCTTTGCATTTTACTTTTTCAAATAAATTCATGGCAACACCTCCGAAAAATTTAAGGTTTACGCAAACCGGAGCTGTCCGGTCTGCTCTGCTTCTATCTGCATATTTGGCATCCGCTCTGCAACACACAATTCTGGCAAATTTGCTCTGACCAGTGCTGCAGGTATTGGCGGACATACTGCATTGCCGCATCTTCGCACCTGTTCGCTTCTCGGATATGTCTTGCCGGTGTAATCATGGTCGATTATGTAATCGTCCGGAAATCCCTGACATCCATATAACTCCCTTGGCTCCAGCATCCGCAGTCCAATATCCACAATCTGGTAATCAGTGCCGTTGATGGTCACAAGTCCAAAGCGATCCTGTGCTGTGACTGTATCAAGCGGATCTTTGATATCCTGCCCTGTTCCCTGTCCATAGTATTTAATCAGAAACGCTCTGACCTCTCCAAAGTGTCCGTCACCAGCCGTGATCGTTGGTAATGGCTGTCTGATATCTTTTCCGTCACAATGATTGTTCATCTGAATCAGATTCGCAGTAACAACGCTGTTATGATCCCATGCGGTCACTGTCGGAAGCGGATTTTCTACTGTTTCCCCAGCACCTTTATATCCTCCGTCATAGTACTTATGCAGAAACGATGCGACCAGCCCATATCTATTTGAGCTGTCAACTGTCATGATCGGATCTTTTATAGTCTGCCCTCTTACTCCATCTTTTGAAGTTTCTGAATGGTACTGAATCAACGTAGGACTAATAAGACATTGCTGATTGCCAGTTGTAATTGTGTGTATCGGATCTTTGCAATTTCCGCCCGGATGATTTGTCGTATTCGTTCCCATGTATGGTGCAAGCATTGGTTCAATCAGACAATGCTCATTTTTGCTCACAATCGTTGTGAGTGGTTCCCGCACATCCTTGCTTCGATCTTTTGTGAATCCGGTCTGCCCGATCTGCACCATATACGGCTCTACAATCCCGTATCCATGCTTCCCGGTTATGGTCGGCATCGGCTCCCGAATATCGTTTGGTCTACGTTCACCGCCGTGGTTGCACTGGATAATAAACGGTTCCGGATTATCAAGGATGAATTTTTTAAATCCTCTGGCTATTCTGTCCATCGTCTTTTGTGCCAGTGGTCTTACTGCCCGGATTCCGTATTTTTCTTTGATTTCTTCTGAAGTATCAAAGATACTTGGACATGGTCGGCTGAAATCAATCTGTGTGTATGCTCCGACATAAGGTTTCAGCAATCCCACCTTTACAGCTTCGCTGTCCGCCGGTCCGTGTGTCGGCTCCGGCCATACAATCGGCTTTCCGTCACACCTTGCAACCATAAAGAATCGTTTGCGCATGGTCGGCGCACCATAATCAGCGGCGATCAACTCACGGAATTCCACTTCATAGCCCAAATTCCGAAGTTGCTGCACGAACCGCTCAAATGTCTTGCCTTGCTTTTCCTTAATCGGATGATGCCCTCTATTTAACGGTCCCCATGTTTTAAACTCTTCCACGTTCTCCAACATGATTACTCTCGGTCTGACAAGCCCCGCCCATCGTAAGGCAACCCATGCAAGACCACGGATATTCTTATCCTTTGGCTTTCCTCCTTTCGCCTTTGAAAAGTGCTTGCAGTCCGGGGAAAACCAGGCAAGTCCGACAGGATGCCCATTGCATGCCTTTACTGGATCAACAGACCAAACATTTTCGCAATAATGCTTCGTGTTCGGATGATTAGCCTTATGCATCTTTATAGCTTCCGGATCATGATTGATTGCAATATCAACACTGTATCCGGTTGCCATTTCTATACCAGTGGAAGCACCGCCCCCACCGGCAAAATTGTCAACTATCAATTCTCCATGTATCATTTTTTTAAAGGAACCCGGCGCGCCTTTTATCCGGATAGGTTCCGGCTCCTTTCTTTGTTTTACTTTATTTTTCTGTTACTCCGTATTTTATCCGTCTTCGCTCATTCATGTTATCAAGTACGTGTCCTGTTTTATCAAGCCACTCCTGCCTTTGACGCTCTTTTTCAGATTCATACCGTCTTTTTTCTTCCTCTTTAGGCTTCGACCAATCAATCTTTTGACCACACCTTGAGCAGAAAGATAATTCGTCCTGAATATGCCATTTGCCAAACCCACTGTATAATTCACCCACGAACCAACCGCAATTAGGACACATCCAATCAGTATAAGTGGATTGCACAAATTCTCCATGACCGTCTGAATGCAACTCGTGATGCAAACCTGTTTTTGTCTCAAGAATCGGCTCTGCTCCGTCATCTCTGTCAAACACCTTGATTTCTTTTTCCTCATCAATGACGGCATCAATCTCTTTGCATTCCTTAAGTCCAATTTTTGATTCACTGTTCAATCTCATAAATCTATGACGAATATGCTTTTTTAAAGCATCAGAATCAATATATCTTGCCATGTCATTATTCCTTTCTCATCCCATCTGTTTTCCAAATCTTATCCAAGCAGGCATTCCAACCCACCCGACGTATTGATGTGCTGAGATCTTCATAACCAGATTTCAACTCTGGTATCTTCTCTGGCAACTCTCGTAGGGGACAAGATTCGGGTCTACATGCTATATAATCTGTTACGTCCTCGCCCATTCCCGGTATTCCACAATACAATGTTTTTTCTCCGTATCTTGGCGGTTGCTCATCATCTACGAAATCGCACATATCACACGATTCCGGCATATCCATAATCAATACTGCTTTAGGCATTTTCTATTCCTCCTTATTCTGCTATTCAGTGGCATAACTCAATTCGGATTCCAGATATTCTGTCAATTCCTCCACCGTCTCAACGTTTTCTCCTGCGCGTATTTCTGCAACCAACCACTCAATGCTTTCAAATTTACTTATTACTTTTGCTAATTCTTCCATGATTATTTTTCCTTTCTGTCATTTAATTAACTTTCGTTTCCGGCTTCTCACACCGCTCAAATTCTATAACCCAAACCCACGGTGATGCATCCCAACCGTAACGGTCAAGGTCTGATTTCTTGATGGTGGAATTCCATAATGCTTGCATAGCTCCTATTTGAGTTGTGTAGCAATTATGCATATCTGTTTCTTGCTTCCAGGTAAATCCTGTTGGACATTCATCATACTGTATGCCTTCACGTTTTGCTTGCTCATCGGTTATCTCCTGCAACCGCTCCACTCTCACATTCATAACCTTAAGCCAGATGCGTGCGGCTTCTTTTGGCATGTGAATGGATGGTTTCCATTTTGTAATATCTGCAATATCATTTCTTTGCCAATCTTCGTAGTAATAGTATCCGTTCGGCGCCTTTTTCCATGTTTCTCGGACATACAGGATATCGCCCGGACAAATAGGACAATTTCTTTCTGCTATGCTTAACTGCTCCGTATGCTCCTTATCAGCAAAGTTATGTACTGCATAAGTCCGCCTGTCAGCATTGTAAAATTCCATATCCGGCACAGTACACTCATTGGCATCTTTGCAAATTCGCCTTGTGCAAGCCTTCCGTCCGTCCAGAATTGCCCGAACCATTTCTGTGTTGAATAATATTGGTTTAATTGCCATCTACACCACCTACTTTCTCAAAATAAAATGTAATTGGTTGCTTATTGGGAATTACTAAACCAAAGCGAACCGCATTTTTATAAGTTACGCTATCCCGCATCAAGGTATCTGGCATTGCTTCAACCATCTTTCGGAATCCCTCAAGAGTAGAACGGCTTTTATAATGATTGCAACTCCGGCAGGCAGGGAGCATATTATCCACCGTGTCCGTTCCCTGTTCGCTCCAACCGTTTAAAGGAATAACATGGTCTACTTGCATATCCTTGTACTCTAATTCACACCCACAGTAAGCGCAATGACCGTTGTATTTTGCATATACTTGTTTTCTAACAGATTTAGGAATCGGTTTTCGCATCTACTCCACCGCCTTTCACAATCTCGATTGCTTTGTCGATTTTAATGCTTTGCCGGTCACCCATAATACTCTCAACCTCTCTGTAGATCGGATTCTTTTCATTCTCCAACTGCTCCACAACCTTGTCCGGGTCGTAGGCGGTCGGCTGCGCATTAAAAGTATCATGTATGATATCCCCTATGGTAATGTATGTATCGATCGCTTCTCCGTCTGATCCATCCCCCATGATGGAACTTAAATTATTTGCTAAATCCTCATACAATTCGTCCGCATCAATCAGTCTCATCGTTTGCCCTCCTGTCTAATAATTCGCCTGAACTACTTTTACTATTTCCCAAAAGCAAGCATATATCTCTTCGTAACTGTTTTCCCCAGCAATAAGCTGTTGATCAACGATCTCCTGTACCTCTCTTCTTACAGTCATCGCTTTCTGGCATTCTTCCACTGTTCCGATCGTGCGGTACTGTTCAATTTCTTCAAGTGCATTGATTGCCATTGCATAAGCATTTTCAAATGATTTTCCCCATGATGTATCACACGGAATCGCTTTTCCAAGTTCGTTACAATCATATTTTAATTCTTCAATTGCTTCATTCTCCGTCATGTCTACACCTCCAACAGCTCCGGGTTATCAATCATGTTTCCGATCACTTCAAATTTCTCTGAATCAAAATCATCCAGTTTCTCGTAGTCATCACAGCGCAGCTCATTCGTACACCATCCGTTTTCATGCCACACGACACGCTTTCTCGTCTCATCTTCTGGAAACTCAACGTCGATATGCCCTGAAAGAATATCATTCTCAAAAATCAGCTTACCGTTCATGTCCTCACGTCCTGTGCACCGGCAGACGGTAGATGGGTCAACTTCACAGTTCTTTATCGAATGCTGTGGTACATAATTCTGGATAATGTAAACTCCATCATCTGTTTGAATTAAATTTCCGAATATCCATTCACCGTTGTCTTTCCGCTTTGCGTGGAATAAAAATCTATTCTCCATGATTTTCGCATTTCTGCGGATATACAATCTTCAAATCATATCCGCTTGTAATAAATTTCAATGTCAATTCGTGATTGACTGCGTTTCCGAGTTTATCGTAAATCCAGTACATATCCTCTTGCGTGAATTGTGTTCCGAGATATTCATTGTATCCAGAAAGAAGCGATTCCCTCCATTCTTTATTTCTCTTCTCTTGGCGGTAAGGTTCTCCTTTTGCAAGTGGTCTGGAACACCACTCTAAAAGTTTACAGATAATATCTTTCTGTGTATTACAGTCTTTTGCTATAAAATACACATTCCCTTTGTCTGATAAAATAAGTTCTCCAAATTGAGTAATATAACTCTTTGGGAAGCATTTCATCACATCGAAAATTTCATTAAACATCCTTTTCCTCCATTTCTTTCAACTTGGCTTCTGCTTCCTCTTGTGATAAAAACCAGGTTTCCTTGTACATTTTTTCTGACAGGATTCGGTCTGTACCATATTCCCGATCTTTGTCACACTCCATGTACCATCCTTTTTCTGTAAAAGTAATAAAGGCTACTTTCTGATGATAAATTTTATTGTTCTCCGGGTGCAGACTTAAAATATTTAATTCATAATTGACTTTGCTAGGAATTAAATATACATCTGAGCCAATTCCACACGGCAACCGCAGAAGTAATCCCTGCTCTTCGGCTTGCTCTCTATTTGCAAGTCTTTCCGCAATCTCTTCCAGGGCTTTGTATCTTCCATCTTTCGCAAGCTGGGTAATGGTAATTCCCTCATCATCCGGTAAATCTGCTGGATGAAATAAAACTTCTCCATTCTCTGCCACATATGTTAATCTCTCCATGCTATCCCTCACTTTCTGCCCGAAGCCATTGTTCTACCTCTGTAACAGAACACATTGCTACACCGCCCTCAATGGTCTTTACGCTCCCCTGCTCATATGTTTCGATTGAGCAAAGGAAATCTAAAAGTTCATCATCCGTCATGCTCCTGATCCGGTCTGCATTGGTCTGTGGCTTTTCAATATGTGGCTTTTCTGCATCTGTGCTGTACGACTCCGGCAGTGGCATCCAAGCATTTACAAATAATCCATATTTTGCATAGCTTTTGTCATCATCCCCCGGATAAAACGCACCGTTACCATCTTCATCAGTTTCATATCTTCCGATATCTGGAATAGTAAAGTTTTCAAACGATACCAGGATATATTTATCAGTATTAGGAATCTGCTCATCTACTGGAATCCATCCGCTTTCCTGCTCCAAAATCCTGTTGATTTCTTCCTCCGAAACCACTTTTGTTAGTGGAGAATATCCACAGGCTTCTGTTAATGATTCAGTTATCCGGTTTTTAATTCTGCTCATTTCCATTCTGGTCCTCACTCTCTGCCAGTTTGGCATGCTCCCATATTATTGTAGATCCATTAGTGGTGCTCCATGATGTTTTGCCATCGCTCCACGCATACACATAATTGTTCTCGAATTTAGCAAAATGTTTTTTCTCCCATTCGTCGCTGCTGCAGCATCTAACATAAATCGGTGTGTCAACAGGAACTTTACTCCAATCAACAGGCGGCTTTCCATATTCGTTATCAGCCCAATCCCTTAATTTTTTTGTACAATCGTTACAACCATAAAAATCACAATCAATGCATTTTCCACATGATTTCGGTTTTCCATGAACGATAGCTACTTTATATCCATCACAGGCAATTTCTGCGATCTCCTTGGCATACTTCTCTTTATTCAGCATCTTTCTTCTCCTTCCTGTACCGCAACTGATACGGTACTTCATTAAAATCTCTCAATGCATCCGGGTTTAGATGCTTAGGTATTCTCGTCTGACGGTTTTCCATCTCTGCTATGATTCTGCGTCTCTCTTTGCTTTCTCTGTGCAATTTATACCTCCGTCATTTTCCAAGACTGTTTACAAGCTGTTCTGACCTTGTATAAGCCTTATCTAACAGTTTTAAATATTCATTAAAGGAAATGTGCGCTTTTTCTGATAACTCCCTCGGATAACGCTCTAACAGAGCTTTAATGCACTGTTTCATGTCTCCAAAATATCCGATTGTTCGAACACTCTCTTTTTCGTTGCCGTCCTTATCCTGTCCGGTGTATCTCTGTCTCAGGGTGTAATTCAGAGAATCAATCTCCACAAAATATCCATCCTGCAGTTCCACAGCTAACTTGTCCATCAACCATTCCTCCTATATTTCATACGTCTTTCCGATAAAACGCTTGTCAATGTACTTACATTCCCATTCCAAAACACTTGCGATCCCTGTCATGGTTTCATATCCGGTAGCAAGGCAGTTAATTAAATATCTGATTCTCTCATAAACCTGTCTGATCTGATTTCCCGAAAATTTAAACTGTGTTTTAAGGCAGACACCCAACATAGCAAAATAATTAAATACCTGCGCCAGTAAAAACTTATTTGCCTGTATCATGCAGTTCGGTGCAATCTTTCTCTCTACCAGATAAAAACTTTCACGATACGGAATCTTATTAGTTTCCTCTCTCACGTCAATCTTGCATTTATCTTTCAGATAAAAACCAAGTTCCTCGCCTGTCGTTCCATCCTTTGCATTCTCCACATATGCATCAATGGTCTGCTCAACCTTTATGATTCTTTTGTGTCCGAATCCGAACTTATCATGCAGTGCCTGATATGCCATCATACGGACGTTATAATAGGATTCCTCTATCAGATAATCCGCATTGCTTTGTGCCTTGGCGTATCTCTGTATTCCGATCAGTTCACTCTTGGAATATCCAAGTGGCTGCATACGCTTTTTCTTTCTTGCCAGTGCATTACTCATTTGCTCTTCCATCTCCTCTCTACATCCTCAAAATGGCTAAATACAAGACTTTGAACATATTTTGATATATTTGTCCGTGCATATTTTTTAATTAGCATTTCCCCTGCTTCCATCATTCCTTGGAACCACTCATCTTCGTTATCAGCTTCATAAAACTGCTGCCGGAATTTATAATAGTCATTAAAAAACTGCCATTCTTCGGAACCTTTTTCAAATTTCTTACTTGCCATAATCATTCACCTTTTAATCAAATGGTGTGCTGCCACATACTTCTCGGAAACCGTCTTTCTGTCGCATCCGTGCTTGAATCTGTTCAATGGTTTCGGTTCGCTCAATGAACCTCATGTGATCTCCGTCAAATTGAAGAACTTCTTTTAAATGTGTTCCCTGTCTCTGCTTCTCAATTTTCCATCCCTTATATTGACCATCCTCATCAAGATTCCATAACAAGATAATGTTTGATGCATCCTGCTCAATATCTCCGGATTCTCTCAATTCTGCCATTGTCGGTTCTTTCGTTTCCTTTAGCTCCGATACTCGATTAAGCTGTGACAATAAAATGATTGGTACGTGCAGTTCCATTGCCAATGCTTTGATAGCTTTTGAAATATCTCCGACCTCGGATGCACGGTTACCGAATCTTCGATCAGCCTTGATTAACTGCAAGTAGTCAATCACGATCACATCATATCTTTGATGCCTGCATTCTGCCCGGATTTCACTTACGGATTTTGCTCCGGTAGAAATCGTGATATTGTACCCAGAAAGTTTGTCATTCGCTTTCTCAAAAGCTTCTTGTTCTCCACCAAGGAATGTTTTTGCCCGGCGAACCCTTGTCAGACCGATTTCAGACATTCGAGAAACGAAACGCTCATACACCTGCGATTCGTTCATTTCAAGGTTATAGTAGCCAATGTTATAACCATTTTCTGCCATCTGCCCGATCATTTGCGTAACGATTGCAGACTTTCCAACGCCCGGTCTCGCACCGATTACAGTAACGTCTCCGCCTTCCAAGCCGCCAAGGCAATCATCTGTTCGATAAAATCCAGTTTTTATCAATCCCTCGCCTACATGCTCATTGAAATAATTCCCTTTATTTTCTGCAACAATCTGCTTCATAGTTTTTGAGTGAACGGTTTTGTTTTCTTGGATTTCTTCGAGTTTCGTGAGAACTTCAGCTATAGAATTGTCAATATCACACGGTCTAAGGCTCACTCCTTGAAAAATTTTTTTTGTTTCTCTCGCTCGCCAATCTTTAACAACTGCATCCGCATAACTTTTTATTGCCGTTGAGACTGGGGTAACAGATATGCATTCTTTCAATTCGCTTGCAATTATTTCCGGCTCCCATTTATGGTTTTCAAGTGCCTGTGATAACGAAACAACATTGATGTTTTCGCCACGGTCATACATGGCAAGCATTTCAGCATATGCGTCTTGGTAAAATTCCGTACTGAACATTTCCGGCTTCAATTTGTTGTAGACCTTAAACATGGAATCATTGTCAATCAGCACACAACCGATCACCCCTACTTCTGCTTCCGTCAACTGCTCTCACCTCGCTTTCGTTTCTCTACTTGGCGAATCCAGTAATCGCAATCCTCTTTCAGCCAATCACCATATTTCGGAATATAACGATAATTCGTATCATCTGGATTCTTCTCTATATAGTCGGTAACATATGCCACTGTAGCCTCATATATCAGCTTTGCAACGGCTTTTCTGTTCGGTTCGATAACTTCTAAAAGCTTGTCCATCCATGCTACCTTGGCAGACGTTAACGACGTTTTCTTTGGATATGCATTGATCGTGTATTCCCATCCCCATTCCGCGTCAAAGTCCAAATCAGATGCAGGCACGCTTTCTTTTGTATTTTCTTTCTCTATCTCTATATCTGTATCTATATCTTTCTCTATATCTATCTCTACATTGCAATTTTGTTGCAAAATGTTGCACTCCGTTGCTCCACTGTTGCATTGCAACGCTTTTTGTGCATTTTCCCTAGATTTACGACTTCTACGAGTGCTTGCCGTCTCACTTCCTAGGTTATCTTGCACAAATGGCAACTTGTACTCAATGGAATCTGATGTTTCAAGCAATCCGCAGGAAAGAAGATACTGAATCGTTACTTGAACATTGATTTCGTCCTCGTCAATATCCAAAGCAATCTCTTTGTAAAATTCATCTTCCAAGCCGGAATACTCTAAGTAGCCGCCCTTTTTCAACGACAACAACTGCATCTTAAGGTATATGATCGTGTATGTATCACCGCCAGCCATCTTACGGAGTTTTTTGATTCGTTTACTGTCAAAGAAATCATCCATCAGTTTAAGCCAGTAATACCGCTTATTCTCCGCCATTTTCACTACCTCCAAGCAATTCAATAACCTTTGCCCCAGCATCTTCCGGGCGACAAAATACGAACTCAACGCCATACTTAAGTTGCATTGTCAACATAGCTTTTGCCAATACCTTGCCAGATGTCGGCTTTGTTTTCGGTAGCGGTACATTCAGCAATTTTCCAAGTGTGTGCATATATGCAATATTGTTATACCGGTCTACTCGTGGATTGTTCCACTTAGAAACATCTTCAATGGATTTGATTCCATCTTCGTTTTCTACCAATACATAAAGTTTGATTCCGTTGTTTTGAGCAAGAATACACTCATCACGAAATCTTCCATGCTGACGTCCGCAGATGTTTCCTACAATCTCCTGCATGTCCTTTTTCGTGTCAACGGAAACATCATATGTGCCAAGAAAATCCATCTTTTTAAGTTCCATTTTTCTAGCTGATTTTCTATGGATAACATCCGCTACCTTGTCTGTGGCAATTATGTAATCTCCAACCGGCAATGGTGCGCGCAAGACTTCCATATCGTGGCTTTTAAAATATCTATTCTTAAGGATATGTAAGCCCTCTTTCTGTCCTTTATCCTCAATTATTAACACGTATTCTCCTTTCTGGCGGTTACTCTTAGCGACCGCCAAAGGTATCTCATGGCTTTCAATTTAGTTTTTTGTGATATATTAAATTCCTTGCCAAAGATCAGATACCGCATGAATTGGTTTCTTTTAGGTAAATGCCAAGGTGTTGCAACCTATTTTTAGTATTCAAGATTGATAGTGACATTCGGACAGATGCTTCCTTCATTGTTATCAATGTTACCGAAATCAACATCATCATTAAATTGCACTGTTACCGTTACTTCTTGCGTATCGTCCTCATCGTCTCTGTCAAATTCAGCTTCTACATCGGCATCAAATTTTGCCTTAACATGGAATTCTACTTCTGTATCTGCATTAAACTGTGACAACTGCTGAATCAATTCATATACTTTCATGCCCTCTCCTTTCAGAACGGACAAAGGTTCATATCAACCTCTAATCCTTTTTCTGCAATATAAACATTTGCTCCATATTTAACTGTTTCTTCTGTCTTTTGTTTGAATAATGCGGGATCTCCGCTTTTATCTGATAAGTGAATTAGAACGACATTTCTTAATGCCGGGTTATCGTTAGTAGAAATAAAGTCAAGTGCCGTTGGTAAGCTCATATGACCTCTTAATCTGCGTTCGTAATTTGGCTCTTCTCGGTTCACAAACTGCATATCATAGTTGGCTTCCACCATGATGTGATTAACACCATTAAATCTCCATCTGACGTATTCCGTGTCTGTTGCATACACAAGGCTTCCCATCTCTGGATGCGTAATGTAAAACCCAACGCACGGGCACTCTGAACCGTCTCCGTTGTTATGTAGCCATCTTCCAGATTTATCACGGTTTTCAAATGCCCTTATGTCAAAATTTCCTTTTCTAAAACGCATTTCAGAATATTTTATCGGCGGTCTGCATGGTTCAAAAACAGGAATGCCAGCTTGCACATATTGTAAGCTATAAAGACTATGGTCAATATGGAAATGGGTAGTAATCACAGCCTTAATTTTCATCACATTGAAATCCAGTGCTTTCTTGACTTCCATAAAAGGCAACCCGGCTTCGATTATCAAAGCTTCCTTGTCATTCTCCAGCATGTAGCAATTACCGGATGAACCAGAACCTAATGTTTTAAGTTTCATACCTCTTTCACCTCAATTTTCAAATATGTGTTTATTATCGATTATCCAAGGATGTTTCGTGTAGTCTATATGGCTTGCCGCATTTGCAACTGTTTTCCGTAGCATCTTTAAATGTTCCTCACAATGCTTTCTTCCAGATACCGCCGGTCTACCACAGATTATGCACAATCCTTTATCCTCCCGGTACTCCCTTTGGCTTGTGGACTTCTCGCACGAACGCCTCTTTGCCAAACACCTGTTGCATAAAACAGTTCCGCATACTGCATTACGTTTTCCACACTTCACGCATATTCCACTGGACTTATTCATGTAATATCTGGTACGGACTCTTTCTTTCCGTGCTTCTGCCTGTTCCGGTGTTTCCCTTGCAAGTCTCTTAGCTTCTACCTTCGCTTTCTTCTCCCGGCACTCAGCGCACATTTTGTACTGCGTTCCCAATATGCCTTTGTGACATCTGGAGCATATACCAAGAGATACATAAGGGTCTTCCGCTTTTTCTCTCATTCGGCATCCTCCAAAAACCATATTCCTTCCGGTTTTAAAAAGTTGCCCTGAACAATGTTCTTTCTGAATATACTTTCTGCTGTCGGTGCAAGATCCGTAAGTCTCTGTATGCTCTCTTCTATGTTGTCTGCCAGAATATCAATGCCGAATAATGTCTCTGCAGCTTCCGTTTCAGTCATTCCTATTGACAGTTTCCGTTTCAAGATTTCCACAAGGAAATTTCCAGTACCACACGCAGGCTCCAACACTGTTCCTCTCCAACACTCTGCACCACCATTTTCATCTTCCAACATATTGCACATCTTTTGTACCATCCAGCCCGGCGTATAAACTTCTCCAAACTTTTTGACGCGTTCTCGGCTTTTTGTAATTTTTTCTTTCTGCCTATTTTCCATTTCTGTGATAAAACTCACTCCTCACATCAATAATCTGTCTTGTCTGTCCCAACAATGCCCGATTATGCTTTGCCCTCTGCTCATTGTCACAGATAAATTGCTTGCAAATTTCTGGTCGAACCGGATAGATTCTGCATTTCTCGCAACTCTTGTCTGTATCAAGAAAAGGGCATGTCATATCATATGGTCGATTCACAGTAGGAAGCAGGTGCCTACACTCTTTGATATGGTTCTTACGGATATATCTGTGAATTGCATCTACTTCCTTTCTGCTCATTGGTAAAAGATTGGAACAGCAGTTACCGCATTGGCTACATTTCCCATCTTTGCAAAAGTTGTAAATGTTATCTTCCATTCCTTTCTGTACGGATTCTAAAAATGATATAACTTCCATATGCTACTCCAATCCTTCATCCGCCGGAAACTCAAATACTCCACTCAAACCCATAGTAAGTTTTTCGTCAATTCCATCTGGCGGTGTCTGCCCCATCTTTACAAGATTATGGCACATATAAGCCATTCTTAATTCTTCCATGGCTTCTTTTGCTTTTTCTTCCGTGGAATATTTAGCAATTTCAACGTCCTCAGTAAGATGTTCCATTAAGTAAATGCTTTTATCATGTCTTGTAATTATTACCTGTTCATACGGCATATCAATCGTGCCGTCCTGGCTAATAACTCTCATTTGGCTTTTCTTCCTTTCTTTTTTATTTTTCCTATTCCTTTAATAATCCTTGAAATATAGGATTGTGTAATTCCAAGTGCTTTGGATATTTCGCTTTGTGTTTTCCCTTCCACAAAAAACATAATAAAAATACGTTGTTCTCTCGGACTCAATTCCTCAAAAATCTGTTGAGCAAGCATGGAATTAACTGTATTTTCTTCATAATCCTTACGATCTGCTATCATTTCAGCATAAGAAACGCTTTCGCCATTTCCTATATCCACATTATCATCTAATGAAAATGCTGCATTTACTGATTTTTTACTTTTCCGGAATTCCATAAGCAGTTCATTTATCACAAGTCGAAAAGCATATGTAGAAAAACATCCTTTTGAAGCATCAAAGGTGTCAATAGCCTTTAGAAGTCCAATGGAACCAATCTGAAACATATCTTCATCAAACGCTGGAATACCTAAACGTTGCATAACAAAAAAGACAATTCCGTAATTTGTAAGGAACATTTGCTCTTTGGCATACTCCGAACGGCAAGTAATCCATAGGTGCAATGCATCCTGCTTACTCAATTCAGATTTTGGAAAGTTCATAGCAACCTCCTACTTCAAGAAATCCGGCACGTCAGCATCTTCACAAATTTCTACATCTACTTTCTCCGGTGTTTCTGCCATCTTTGGCTCTTCAACAGTTTCTGCAACTTCCGGCTCAACAGGGAAATCCTCGGTATTTGCGTTCTCAGATATTTCATGTTTAACCTGTTCCTGCAAATCTTCCATTAGATATTCCTTGAAATCGTTGTCCTGCATTTCTTCTTTTGTATAAAGCCCCATCGTCAATTCCGGGCAATTCAGACTTGAGAAGAAAGATGCCGCTCTGTAACGAAGCATTAACTGTGGCATGGTTTTCCACTTACTACCGTTCTTACCAAGCAATCCCTCGGCTTTAGCCATTTCCATGTCCACGGTCATACCCTCAACTCTACGACCATTTTTCGTAGTCCAAGCAAGACACGAATAAGGCTTTCCATCCTTATCTTTGGTTTCCTCGAACTGTAATTCCATATCGAATTTGCCGGAATTATTGATTGCCGCAATCAGAAACTTTGAGCTCCAAGACGGTCTCCCCTGAATTACATACAAATTCTGCATAACCATTAGCGGGCTTACTCGCAGTCTCTGCGCCTGCTCAATAGCAATCAGACAGTTTGCATCGTTCTTCTGGAATGTTGTCGGAACGATAGTTGAACTCGCTAACGCCTTTGCCATCTGCATAGCCATGATGAAATTATCTGATGTTCCAAAAATTCCAAGGCTGTAATCCGTAACCTTGTTGGTACTGTGTGCAATCTCTTTCTTTTCCTCTGCCTTTGCTACTGCTGTGTTCTCTGCCATAATTATTTTTCCTCGCTTTCTTTCCTTATTGCTTTTTTAAATGCTCCATTTTTAAGAAATTTCAAAACAAGATTGAGTTGCATATTCTTGATAACCTCTATGTGCTTTGTACTGTGATACCACATTACCCATTCCTGTTTCAAAAGTTCCTCAATGCTTGTAATCTGCTCACCCTCTGCGAATTTTCGCTGACTCAAAAGATATTCCCTGTGTTTTTGAATGTTCTCGCATTTTGCGCACTCTTCGGAAGAATACCTTGAACAATGCTTTCCATTAAGGTTTACAGACAATGCACAATATCTACATGGATTAACTCTCATCGTCACCACCGCTTTCCGGTTCATCACACTTCTTCACAACCGCCACCTTATCAGCACCATAGGTATCCACCCACTTCATATCCACCGATTCATCCGTAACCGTCAGCTTTGCGCCTTTGGCATTTACAACCGTGTCACCGGCTTTTACGGAATCCTCGGTGCGGTATGTATAACTTCTGGTGCTGTTTGGAAACTTTGCTTTGATATAATGCATCATTAACCATCCTTTTTCACATATCCATTTGACAAATTTTCAAGAATACGCAAAAGTCTTTCGTTTGTTCCTGAGACTTTTCTAAGTTTTTCTTCAAGGCAATATTTATTACTCATAAGTTCATCTACCTTTGTTCGCAAATCCGAGTTTTCAGCCTTCAATTTTTCAATATCATCCATGTACGCGACCTCTCTTTCCTTTATTTCTTGCGTCTCTCTCACAATACGGAAGAGAACAATGTCCGGATTCCACAAAATCAAAGAATCCTCTCTTACTTGCACTCTTCCAACGCTTGCATGACATACACCGTGCATCCGGCTGTGTGACGTTGTTCCCGATTCCTACTCTTGACATTCGGCACCCTCGCTTTCTGCATTGTTAATTGGCATATCCAATGTAACCGCAACATCTCTGATAAACTCGTCCGGAATGTAAATTCCTGCCTGTACGCATATTGCATACTGCACTTTTGCAATGCTCGCAATATCAGAACCTTGCTTTTCCATCGTCTTTGTCAAAACTTTCAGCAGATTAGCCACACCACCATGTGATTGTGGGGTTTTTCTTGCTGACAACCCTCGAATTTCTTGAATGTCTGTTTTCATATTCTCCATGAATTTGTTTCTCCTATCATCAAACCAACCATCAAAAGCGTTCCATAATTCCAAGAAGCAATCCGTTTCGTATACTGCACTTTCTATAGTTTTGTATGTCTCGGAAATAAATAGCTTTATTATCTGCTCCGCATGGTCTTGAAAATACCTTTCACATTTTCCTTTCAGAAAATATTTGTAACCAAAACCACGCTTGCCAAGCCAGCAATATGTGTACCACGTATCTCCTTGAAAATATGTATCGTACTTCCTATCCCATGAAGTAAAACGTGGTTTCTCACCTTTCAGATAAACTAAACGCATAACACATTTTTCTCGGAACACTTTTTCACACATATCCTTTAATGTTCCCATGCAGGAACCCTCAATGCCAATAATAGCTGGTTTTCCTTGGCTCATGTACCTTTCAATGACTTCAAGAGCCTTTTCGTTTATTGGATAGTCCATATCACACCGCTTCCACTTTCAACTGCTTGTCCTCTGAAACTGTCAGAAGAATTAACTGCGTATCCATATCCGGCACATTGAACTCATTCAGCGATTCCGCGTTATCTACGAAAATCGGCACGCTCACACCGTATAACTCGCTAAGAGAACGGATAATATCAAGTCCGGCTACAATTCTGTGACCGCTATTCAAAGTCGAATACGGCACTCCATTTACGGTGCACTCACAGCAATCTTTCATACCACCATTCAACTGCATTTCAAAGAGTTTGAAATTTACGGTCTTGAAATGGCTGTTGATAGATTCAGAAACCTTATTCAGCTTGAAGCGGATGAACTCTTCCAAGAGGTAAAGCATCTGCTCCTGGTCGGCAACTTTCTGCCCGATTTCTTTCTGCTCGTCGCGAAGCGTTTCGATACGATCATCAATCATAATGTTGTTAGCCGCCTGCGCAATAACCTTGTTCACTTCATCAAGCTGTGCCTGCAGATTGGTTTTCTCGGCTTTCAAATCAGTAACAACCTTGTATGCGCCCTCGGATTCAAGCTTTGCAATATCAGCAAGAATCTTGTCATGCTCTGCTTTCAGCTTCACATATTCTTCATTCTGCGAATAATCAGCTTCTTCTGGTATCTCAGATAACAGTTTGCAAAGTTCCTCTTTATTCGTAAAAGTCCCCTGCTCCTGTTTCTTTAAGGAATCTATTTCCATTTGCAGATCAGCATTTTTCTTTGTCAGTTCCTCGATAAGATTTTTCTTCGCAAACCCATATGCCTTGATTTCTTCCAAGTTGGATTCTTTCTGGGTAATAAAGTCACTTTTTGAATCATTTAGTTTCCGCTTTGCATCTGCCTTGGCTTTTGTCTTTCTTTCTTCAAAATCAGCCTTTAACTGCTCAATCTTATCAGCCGGTAACTTCTGACCACATAAGGAACAAATCGTTGTAGATTCGTCAAATACCCACTTGGATTCATCAAACAGATATGGTGTTTCATCAAACGCCTTGGCTTTCTCGGCATTGTACTGCTCGCCCAGTTTCTTCCGCTCTGCATCCGCATCAGTGATAGTTTTTTCGTTATCAGAAATCTGTTTCTCTTTCAAAGAAATCGTAACCGCAAAATGTTCTAACTCATTTTTACAATCACGCAATTCAGCATCCATGATGCTTCTTTTGTTTGATAACTCGCGATTCATCGTCTGTTCCATGCCAGACATGTCAAACTGTAACTGCATTTCCTTACTTCTTAAATCGCCCAATGCGCTACCGGCATTCTCAATCTTCTTATCACATTCAGCGATTCTTCTTGTCAGATCAGTCTTTGCAAGCTCCTGTTCTGCCACATCCACATCAATCTTGGATTTTTCTGCTTCATCAATACGTACCGGAATTTCAGCCTGTTTCTTCTTCCACTCGCTCAAAGCCTTGGAAAACTTGGCACGAATATCATCCGTTGACGGTGCTTTCTCAAGTTCTTCAATCAAACTTTCAGCATAAGCATTTTCATCGAACATTTCTTTTGCCAACTCCACATCTGAAACCTCTGTCGTAAGTTTCATCAGAATATCTCGCTGATCTTTCCATTTCAGAGAAGAAAAATACTGTGGATTGGTCAGCATCTTAAACATATCGTCGCTCTGTGCCAGATTTGAAACATAGGCTTTGAAATCAGCTTCACTCTTCGGATATCCGTCAATCTCAAATGAATTGACATTGCCTTGTAAAGTAACGGTGTCGGTTCCACGCTTCTTTACCCAATTCTGCTTCTGGACCTTGGAAAGTTCCACTTCCTTGCCATCAACTTCAATAACTCCCACAACCTTGATTTCCACGTTATCAATGCGGTGTCCGTCCTTATCCAATGGTCTCACATTGAATTTTTCCTCTCCGGCACTGTTCTTATTAAACAGAAGCCATGTAAACGCATCAAAGATAGTTGTCTTTCCTGCGGCGTTCTGTCCTTTAATACTTGTCTTATTAGAGAAATTCACATCAAGGCTCTTAATTCCCTTGAAATTCTCCATATGTAACGATCTAATTTTCAGTTTCATTTTCTTTCTCCTTCCACTCTTTATATTTTTTAAGTGCCTCTTCAAAGCATGCTTCATCGTCAACATATCCAAGAGCTGACTCTATAATTTTTGAATTAATAGTTGTTCCTTTTTTCCCCATCAGCTCAATGTCTCTTTGGTGTTCATTTGCAATAATGGCACATGCTGTATGAACTTTCGTCCTGCATGCAACCAGATCTGCATATTCTTCAACGGAAATTGTAACGGTATTTTCTGCCATCTTAATTTTCCTCCTCTAATACATTGATTTTGCTTACAGACACCTCGTATGCTGTTCTCTGTTCTTCTGTTCCATCTTCATATTTCTTAATATATCCGCGGCTCTGAATGCGTCCATTGATCTCGATATAGGTTCCTACTTCCAGTTGACCAACAAATCTTGCATTTCTGCCCCAAACAACACATGGAATATAATCTGTTTTTCCATAGGAGCGGTTGACTGCGATTAATAAATCTGCAATTTCTCTTCCAAGCGGAGTTTTCCTGTAAATCGGTTCTTTGCATACATATCCGTCAAGCTGGATTTTGTTCAAATCTGTATGCTCTCCCGTATTCGCTTTTTCAATTTCACAGACGAATACATATAATAACAGACGATTTCTCTTTTCCTCATGTTTGTTATAAGAACTATACACACCGGAAACATTAACGGCAGTGCCCGTGTATTTATCATTCAGATTGATTAATCTCTCTGAAATAATTAATGGGATAATATCAGCCGTCCCACTTAATCTATCCACTTTGAGGTGCATATTATAAAATCCCTCTCCAAACACCTCATGGTTAAATTCCGGCTCTGTGATAATCGTTCCTGTAAATTCCACTTTATTGTTTTCTGCTCTCATATTTGAATTTCTCCTTTTCTTATGCTAAAATAGGCGCAAATAGCTTATGCTATTGCTTTGATTGGGAATCATTCAGCTTTGGTCGGTTCGGATGATTCCTTTTCTTTTTCATAACTTCTTTATAATAAGGAAGTTTCTCTTTATCTTCGTTGCTGTCGCATATATAAATAATTCCATCGTCTGTTTCTTCATCTTTAAAAACATGATCCTCGACTATTTCTTCTGCTTCCTGCCAGTCTCCATCCACTTTGCATCCTATGTAGATCAGTAATAATCCACCTAACACAGGAATAGCTACCATCGGATTTACTGTTGCATCTGCGCTGATTCCAAGAAAAAAGAGTAACGCACCGGCTAATTCAATTACCTTTGCTATTTTTTTCATAGGCATCCTCTCATGTAATAGAAAAAAGTTTTTTCATCTTCTTTTTAGGACTTTTTATTTCAAACTTTTCTCCTGTTTCATCGTCGATCATGTAATTGCCGTCGGAATGCATCGTATGTGGCTTTACTCCCTGTTCTTCCATGAACTCAAGCAAGATATCTTTGCCACCTTGTAAAATATTCATCTGACTTACAACTTCCATCCAATAAACCATAAAATGTGTAATATCCAAGTTCTGATATTCCATAAGAAATTCCGGTACTTTATCTCCTATCAGTTTGTCCATACCGAACTTCTCAATGTAATTCCTTGTATAGAAGTAATCTTTCCACTGGTATTTTTCTCCATCGAATGTCTTTTCGATAGGAAACATATTCATAAATTCTCTTGGTGTCAAAGTCCCCACCATAGCACATATCACTTCAATAATATAAAATTCTTTTGTCACAAAGTCCGACTCTCCACGCTTTAACGACTTGCAATCAGATTTCCCTTTTAGTTTTATCAGCAAGTACAGATTCTTCTTGAAATCATCCGGATAAGCACTTTTAGACTCCTGTATTGTCATATTTTCCCAAAGACCTGCCATTTTACATTTTCTGTCAAATGCTCGTGCATAATTAATCCACTTAGGTTTAAAGTCGATCAGCTTTTTGCCGTCCATGACGTAAAAATTAAGCATCTTCATCATCCTTTCTCTCAATTAACGGTAAAACCCCATTCTTTTTAAGCTCTTCATACAGGAACAATCTTCCTTTTTGCGTCCATTCCGTCTGCATAACCACATCAGACCGCCCATTCGACCTTGTAATATCAATAGTCTTACTGTGAACATATCCAAGCCCTTGATATTGCCTGTATAAAATCCACTGTTTTCCTACTTTGCGCTGAACTCCTAACTCTTTCAGCATCTTATTAAACGCTTTAGCAGATATTCCATAATCCTGTGCGATCTGTGTTACCAGTACTGTTGATTTACTGTTCAAAATCAAATCCACATAGTTGACTTTTGGTTGCATTTCTAAAATGATGTTATTCATTTCAACAACTTCGGTTTCAAGTTCCTGTATCTGCTTGTCTTTCTGCTCAAGCATCTTGTGCGCTTCAATAACTGCAAGTGCCATAAGTTCTTCGCCGGTTGGAAAAACTGTTTGTGTCTGGTTGTAATAATTTTCTTCCAGTGCATCAAACTGTTCCCATGCCTTATCAGTCCCAAGCATTTTGCAATGACGGCTTGCACCTCGACGTGTCCAAAGATAAAGCTGATTCGCATTTTTCCCAACAAGGTCGAAATTTTCTACCATGTTCTTAAAAGCCTTTAAGTCAGATCCTTTTAGCAAATAATAATGCTCTCCCTCTTTAAACCGTTCTGCATTATTGCTATAGTTCTGTTTGATTTTCACATCTGTTGCTCCGTACACATCAGCCAACTGTGCGGTGGTGATAACTCTTTGTCCTTTCCACTCAATGACCGGCAATTCTTTTGTTCCAATATGTACTAATTCGTTCATTCTTCTCCTTTCCGGATTTTTGCAATAAAAAAAATCCAACTACCGCTTTGATAGTTGGAAAATACTGGTTGTCTCTATTTTGCTTTGTTGATACAATTAATGTACGGCGGCGGCCATCATGAAAGGAACTGTTATCATGAAAATCGTTAGTATACTTATCTCATTATTGGCATGGCGTGTTGCCGGTTACGACTTCTTCATAATTCTAACCATAACATCCATGACAATCGACCTATACAAAGGATTTAAAAAAGTACAAAAGAGATTAAATAAAATACTAAAGATGATGCGGAAAATAAAGCAATAATGTAACTCATTTCCTGCCGCCGTCGCATATTAATTGTATCAACTGATTTCCTGTGTTACAAACACATTTAATCTGCAAATTTAGACATATTTCTCAACTATCTCAATATTCAGTTCTTCTTATTCTTTCGTTTTTGAGTTCCCAGTTTCTTCACTGGTTGCCTTGCTTGCTGAACCCTCGACCATTCCCAGAACATATCCTTTCTGAAAATCGTTCATTTTGGGAATCGCGTCTTTCAACTTTTCTACAACTTTCTTTTCCTGTTCGCTCATGTATTCACTTCCTTTCTCCCTGTGATATAATTTCCTTATTAAATAAGGAAAGGCGGTGATAATATGGATAATGGTTATTCTGAAACATTTGCTACATATGAGTTTGCAGATAAAGGAACATATGTATGTATGCAATGCGGTGGCGAAAATAAAATTGGAATCGTCACTGTAAAGCAAGGCGAAATGCTACCAGAATGCAAAGAGTGCGGATATACTACATGGATTAAAATAATGTAGGATTTTTAAACACTCTCTTTTCCTCTGCGAGCGTTTGGCTTGTAACCGCCAAGTTATCATCAACCATATGCTCAATGAGGAACGTTCTTTTTACCACTCTCGTTCCATCTTCACATACTTGTGAAACATGCAAATACATTTTCCCATCTTTAATAAATGGAATAATAAGTATGCTCTGCAAAAACTTCCACTTCACAAAATGCTTATTAAAAAATGCAACTGCATGAGCCTTGATTTTACTCACTGTATCATCCCTTTCTGTGATATAATATTTTCAAAAACGGAGGAATTAACATGCTTCTAAAAATCGAAAGAATAATATTAAAGAAAATATCTAAAACGAATTTTTCAATCAAACTTTCCGATATAGGTAAATTTGATGGAGAAGATGCATACCAAGCGTTTTTGGATTTACAGGATAGAGGATATGTAACGAAAGTAAACACATCTATGGATAGATCGAGTTTTAGCTTCATAGTTACATCCAAAGGCAGATTCTACAAAGAATATCTTTTCTTGGAATTTTTGAGAAATATCCTCATTCCTTTTATTGTGGCTTTGATTACAGCAACTGCTACATATCATTTAGAAAAAGTAGCAGATAGCTATTCCGACAGCGGCACCAGCCAATGCGCTTACGAGTTGGATTCCACCGACAATGAATGGCTCAAACTTATCGAGTAAGTCACGCTTTTGCCGAAATGTCATTTTTTTCACCGTCTCACCTCTTTTCCATTTCTTTTGCAATATTATAATAACGCAATAGAAATATAAAGTCAATAACAAATTATTGCTTTTGTGATATTTTTGTGATAATATTATTGCAGAAAGGTGGTGAAGACTTGAGTGCAGTAAACGAACGCTTAAAATCTTTAAGAATATCATTAGGAATGAACCAAAAAGATTTTGGAGAAAGAATTGAAGTTGCGCAAACTTATTTATCTCAAATAGAAAAAGGGGATAGACCTGTTACCGACAAAATTTCAAAAATTGTTTGCTTACAAAATTGGAATGGTAAAAGCGTAAATGAAGAATGGTTCCTAACTGGAAACGGTGAAATGTTTGTTCCGGAAACTAAAGATGAACAAATTACAAGATTGCTTTCAGATGTGCTAAAGAAAGAAAATAGTGATTTTAAAAGAAGACTTGTAACTGCATTATCAAAACTTGATGATACCGGTTGGAAATACCTAGAAGATTTTATTGATTCTATTTCAGAAAACAAATAAGAAAAAGCCAAGGGCAATGCGCAAACCCTTGGCTTTCTTTCTATTCTAATAAATTTTTAACAAATACATATATAATTCTTAACCATTTTTCATTGTCGCAATTCGCGACCATTTCAGTTATTTTTTGTTTGTAAAACGCTTTGGCTTCATTGCACTCTTTTTCCCCCATATTGATTTCCTCCAATCATTCCGCACTTCCGATAGCGATACACAAATTATAGAACTTATGTTCGATAACGTCAACCCCATTTGACAAATTGCTACAAATTACAAACTCGTTTGTAGTTGAGGGACAAGAAAACGCCTTATCCCGCCCCTCAGCCAGAACTTGAAGTGCCCTTATCGGACAATTTTATTTTACAAATTTTCCCGCAAACATTCAATTTCTTTCGGTCGCAAGTTTCGACAGGTAAATTTCTTATTGTCGCAGAATGTCGATTGATTAGTTTAAATTTTGTTAAAAAATTAATTACTGGTTGAAAATTATGCATCTGCCAGTTATCTGTGATGAATTTTAAGTGCATAATTTTCCTTTCTGCCCGTAGGACTGTTATTCAAAAGAGCCGGCTACACAACACATGGTCGTGTAATCGGCTCTTAGGCTCTTGATTTTATTATATTTCTACATAGGTTTTCTTTTGTGCCAAGTTGTCCTCATTTTTTTTGTAAAACAGCGATTTAACGAAAAAAGTCCAAATTCAAAATAGTTCTAATCAAATGATATTGTTTCATGGTGCTGTTAACCAAACAATGCTTCAAATATTTGTAGATTCAAGTAACAACCTCATAGCATCTTATAGAAGTGCAAACATGGGTGACGATAAATGGCATAATATCAAAATTGGCACATTTTCATAGTTATTTTAAACGGGTTATTGAAATATAAGATTCACTTACGTTTAAGGTAGCACCACTATTCTGATTTGCATACAGTCCAATTTTGTCTCCACTATGTAAGCTAAGTGCATTTATGGTCTGACATTGTATACACGTTTGTACTGGCGATGGTAGAGCAATCGTATTTGCGTTTCCACGAGTTGCGAGCATATTTGTTTTTTTGTCAGTTACTTTTATTGATACATCACGATAACCAACACTGGCGGCAGCAAATGTACATTGAGAACGGACAAGATATAGTCCATCATCCTTAACCTCTAATTGATTGACTAATGTCTGCGTGTTATTTGGAATGCCTACCTGGGTTCCGTGAATACTTGATGTCTGAGCCTGCATTACATTATTTATATGGTTCGTTAAACCGCTGTTTAACGCCATAAGCTGTTGCGCTATAGTTTTTAGCGAACCACTTATTCCTTCCAAATAATTGACTGTTTGCCAACCACTACTTTCCTCTACTATGAGCTGATCGTCTTCTGTACCAACGACTGCTAATTCCTGTGAAAGTGGAATACTTACTTTTTTCATCATTTCATCAATAGCTTCTATTGCATACGCTCCAATGTCCACAGGCGTAAGATTAACATTTCCACGTCGGTAAGATGTTTCTTTCGCTCCTTTGATTCCAGTTACAGGTGTCCCCGCCAGCACATCCCACTTGCCATCTGACGTCTTATAGATGTTCGCTCCGGCCGGAACTGTATTCCCGGCTCCCTCTTTAAAATCTGCGGTGGTCGTAAATTCGTCTGAAATATTAAACATCCACCCTGTGCTAACATCCGCAAGTGCCGGAAGATCTGCAAATGCAACTGTTCCGTGTGGCTGCAATCCACCTTTAAGTCCTTCTGATATGTCTTTTGCCTGCTGATAGTAATACTTGGCATTGTCAGAATCCTCGCCCTCTCTGCTTCCTGTACCACCAACAGCATAACTCTGTGCTTTGGTTGCACTATCTGCTGCAGATTCGGCTTTACCGATGATCTCTGTTGCCTTTTGAGTTGCAATATCTGCTTTTTCGGCTGCTGTATCAGCTGACTGACTGGCGGATGATGCTTTCTCCGTGGCTGTGGCGGATGATTCACTGGCGGATGTCTCACTGACTTTTGCGTTGCTTTCGGATGCCGCTGCCGCCGTAGCTGACTTCGCTGCCGCTGTCTCGGACGCCTTGGCATTGTCCTCTGATTTTTTTGCAGCTGTTTCACTGGCTTTTGCGGCATTCTCACTTGCTTTGGCGTTTATTTCAGACATTGCCGCTGCCTGCTGGCTTGACTCTGCCTTTGCTACTTCCACCTTAATTTTTGCAAGATAGTTTGGCTCCAAGTGTTTTTCCTCGATGCTACCCTCTTTGACGATGGCAGACACTTTTCCATCCTTATCAATATAAAAAGCTACCGTATCAGAATTAAGGAACTCATACTGTGTAATCAGTGCCGACAGGTCTATGTACTGCTTCGTACCATCGATCAGAGTCAAAATAATCTGCTGTGTAGTCGGGTTATAATCGAAGTTGATCGCGATCTTCTCCATCTGCGTATCGATCATAACTTTGGAACCGTTCTTTTTCGTGATTGTGATAATTCCCGTCGATTCCTCGAATGTCACGTCTGCAACAAGAGTTGCTACCTCTGTTTTCGTGGCTTTTGTGGTATCAAGAGTGATTACACGATCATCAATAACGCCAATAGCTGCGTCCATTTTGTTAAGATTGCTTTCATTAAGCGGTGTTTCATCACTCGGGTAATTCTCCCAATTAATAGCACTATGCGCTTTGTTCATGGTCCTCACTCTCCCTTTCCTTTGCAAGCTTCATCTGCTCCCGTTCGGCTATAACATGTCTGTTTGCTTCTTCCTTAATCTGCTGCAGAATATCCTTAAACACTAGGTACTTAGCTTCGATTGGGACATCCTCACACAAATTTGCATAATTTATAATGTCGTTTTCAAATTCCCGAATTTTTGCATTTATCATAGATTTTCCACCTTTTCCTTTAACTGTTCTATCTCGTCATGCTGCAACTGCACTGTGGCAACCAGATCAGCAATCAGTTCCGTATATTTCAGTCCGTAATACTTTTTCCCATTGCTGTCTGAAAACGTTTTTGGACAAATATTCCACCCTTTTTCCGCTTTTTTCAAAACATCCTGTGCAATAAATCCATGATGGAACCCATCTTTTTCGAAATTATAACGATACGATTTTGCTCTTAAAGAATAAATAAACTCAGATGATTGCTTTTTGCTTAAATCTAAAATTGTGTTTTTTATTCTTTTGTCAGATCCATTAATTACTCCACCTCTGAATCCACCTACTCCGGTATCTCCGTCTAAATGGATCATCATGTGGTCATTATCGTTTGCGCCTTTATGCAATGAAACCTGATTATATTGAACCGTACATTTATGAACAGGACTTTCAAGCGTCCCTTCCACTGTTCGAAATCCATCCGTTCCCATCTGTACAAGTGTTCCACTGCGTTTAAATTCAATAAGGTTTTCTACAGACTCTTCCGCTTGAATATGCATATATCCCCCGGTCATTTCCATAGAACCTTTTAATTCAAGCAGTTTTGCTTTAATTTTGATACCCTCGGCTGACTGGTTGATTTCTGAAATGACGCTGTCTTTTGATACTTTCAAGCTGATCTGCTTTGATGACTGCGTAATCGTACTGGACGCACTCGATGAAAGCTGCTTAAATTTCTTTATCAGAGTCCATTTGTATTTTCCACTGCTTATTCCACCATCTGGTTCGCAGCCATAAAACTTTCCAGTCTTCTGATCCAAAAAACTGTGTCCAGAATAATACGAAGATGCAGGGTATGTATTTTGTGGATTCCCGAAACCACAATGTGTAACGTCATAATCTTCGGTATCCCATACTGTTAAAGAAGCACTGACTTCTGACCGTATCTTAGTTGCGGTCACCTCTATATTTCCGGACAAATCGCCCTCTGCTTCGCTTGCTCTCGTAACTTCCGCTGTAATCTTGTCCTCATTAATTTTAATAGCTGCTGCAAGTTCAACTTCCTGTCCCTGTGCCCTTTTAACTTCTGCTGTAATACTGCTCGCATTTTGCGTGATTCTCGATGATAAACCATCCGTTGTATTTTTAACTTCTGTGCGAATTTCGGTTGCGGTCTGCGTGATCTGTGACTGCAATCCCTTCTCAACATCAGTTATCGTGCTCTGTGTCTTTTCAATGGTTCGCTCCAACACATTGCTCTTGCCTTTGAGCTTTAAAATACTTTTCTGTATTCCGTTCGCCCCGTTTGTCCGGTACTCTTCCCCATCCGCTTCCAAATCATCACGCAAAGCCTGTATACCTTTCAGGGTTCTTTTCAGAATATAGGACTCAATCAGTTCATATCTGGTCGGCAACCGCACTGCATCCCCGACCTCAAGACACGGATTTCCTTTGCAGTCCGCTGTAAACGGGCGGTAAACAATCCCCCTGATCTTTGAAAGAACATTGTTTGCAATGCTTTTTAATTCTTTCGTTCCTTTACCATAGACAAGAAAATTATCCTCGATCACATAGGCATTGTCTCCGGTGCCTACGATCACGCCAATATCATTCTTCTGCTCCCTGATCTGAAGTTTATTAATGGTTTTGACAAGATAATCTTCATATGTGGCAGTAACATAGAATCCTTTTCCTATCTGCGTACTCTTTGGATCGCGCGGAAACAGATCATCTGCCGGATAAAGGTCATTTCTCGGATATAATCCCTGTATCTCCTGTTCCAGATAAATATAATGAAACTTCCCGTCGCGCCCCATGTGCCCCATACAGCCATTGATCTCACAAATACCGGACAACACTTCCTTGCCACTCATAGATTCGCCTATGATGCTCGATTCCTCTGTATCAGAACTTGTCTCACTGGATGGCGTGACCGCAACTGTTTTCTCAATAGACATGTTGTCATTGATAAGATCAATGTCAGCCTGCTCAATCCCGAAGTACTTAAAAAAGCTGTCCCGGAATTGCTTCATTGTGACCGGATCATAAACTGTAACAGTCGTAGTTTTTCCATCTTTATCTTTCTGCTGCTCTTTATGGGATGGAAAGACAGTGTTATACCATGCTGCCACATCTGCATTTAAAATGTCATAAAGAGCATCATATGCAACCACATCACGGCACGTCCTGTCTGCCGTGGGCGTATCAGAATCAACCTTATATCGTCCGAACTGGAACGGGATATCTGCATGTCCACCAAGAGACATCTTTACTGTCATCCATCTGCCCTTCATTGGCAAAAATGTATTTGACACCGTGAATTTAATCATGGCGGCTTCGCATGATCCAAACGTCAATTCCTGTTCCGAACACAAACTTTCTGTCAATTCGAATTTTTCTTGGTGTAGTTCTGTATTTGTGATATTGATTTTTCCGTCATCAGATACGATGGATAATTGCTTATCGACCGTATCTTTTTTGAACAAGTCGCCATATTTATAATTAACCACCATACACACCCCCTATGAAAGCAAGCCGAACTGAATTGTAACGAATTATTCCATCATATGTTCCGTATATCGTAGGCTGAAAATCTGCCATATAGCCGTACTGCGTCACATAATCGTCATATTCCGGGATATACGCTGTGATATAGCATGCTCTCCCTGTCGCATTTGTGAACTGGCTTCGAATATTGTTTAAAACCTCACTAAAAGTCTTATTTGTCAGCATTGCCCGTGTTTCAAACTCAACCTTTAATGCCTTTAACTCCACGGCATTTCTATGCAGATAGCCGTTGGCGTCTGTATAATCGTCCAAATCCTGCATGTTGACATATGGACTGTATGTCTCTGCTTTCATAAACGACATCGGCACTGTGTAATTTCCAATCTTTAACAACCATCCGCTGTACGCCATGCGACCACCTCCAATCAAGTTACTCTTTCAGATTTACAAATACGAACACCGTTATCATCACTTAAAAATAAGATTTCAGTTTTTCCGTCCGGCAGAATATCCGCCACAAGGCAATTATTCGGATTTCCTATTGGTGTCTGGTTTTCCGAGCACTTACCCCAGTCTATTGGTTTATATTTTTTCATGGCTATTCTCCTGAAAATAGGTATAAAAATAGCACCTACCGTGTATGATAGGTGCTAAATAAATCAAAAAAGAAGCGCATCTCTGCGCTTCCTCTTATATTTTCTGTATTGTCGCATTTTCCACCAATAAGTAATTACCATCTTCCATTAGCGATAAATGATAATCTTCTTCAAAGTATTCATAGGTTAATTCCATTTCCTCTTCTTTAAAATCTTTATAGCTTTTGTAAAGAGTAACGCAACCTTTTTGACCGTTTTTTGCAGTAAAAACATAACCGCCCAATGGTAAATCTCTACCAACAAGATATCCTCCAGATGGATAAATCCCTTTTTCTTTGTCGTACATACATTCTTCTCCTTTAGTTTATTATTCTATTTATCTGCTCTTCCAGTAAAATATACTTCTGCATGATCGTATTTCCCATAGCAATCAAGCTGATCTGAAATAGTTTTCCCTGGTTTAATCTCACTGTCTGAATCTGTAATATATGTGCTGTTGTAATTTACCACATTATTACTACTGTCAAAAAATATTGCATACGCGCTTACAAAAAGCGCCGGATTTGTGCTGTTATTGGTCACGGATACAGTCACGTTTTCATCATTAAATGTCTGTTCAACGGATAAATCATTTACAACCGGTTTATAATATGGGTTTTCGTCATAATCTAAGGTATAATCCACCTTGTCAATTCCGGACACACTATCAAAATAGAAAACACCAATAGATGTTTCTCCTGCCCCCAATACATCAATGCTCATGTCGGCGGCTCCTATTGAATTCCCGCTTAAATCTTTGGCTGTAGCGTTTCCAGAAATTGCGACATCCGTGTTTGAATTATTTGTTACAATCAAAAAATCTAATGTGTCTCCTATTGTGTTTTCGTACAGATACTCTTTTACCAAAAAATCAGAATCAGAAACTTCTTCTCTTGTCGCTTCCTTGTTATCTACCGTACTAATAGAAGAAACTTTTTTATTTTGCTCGGTAGAATCAGCAACTGCATCGTTGTTTTCTCCGTTTCCGCCAAATATGGCAATCAACAGAATTACAACTATAACCACAGCAACAAACCACTTTGTTGCCCCACCCTGCTTTTTTCTGCAATTAGGGCAAATTTTTGCTTTAGCTGGAATCTCCGTCTGACAGTACTTGCATAATTTTGTTTCACTTTTTTCATTCATAGCTTTTCCTCCCACCACTTGTAATAAAATGATTCTACCACAAGCGGCGGTATTTGTCACTAGAAACTATATGCTTCTCTGCCCGTTCTATTAAAATATTCTCTTGCGTATTTTCTAGCACTTCTTCCTATCTGGTCTTGTGTCACACCAAATTCTTTTTCGAGGATTCCTTGCAATAACTGATTTTGCTGTTTAAGTAACGCAATTTCCTGCTGTGACGTACTGTATACAGCATCACGAATACCTGTGATCTCCTGCCCCCCAGCAACTGCTGTCTTTCCTCCAACTGTTCCAAGGATTTCCGGTACGCCGTTTTCTCCTGCCATAAACATGCTGTACTGTTTTGGAAAACCTCCTGCGGCGAACGTTGGGATTTTTCCAAGGTTAATATTGCCAGCTTGAATTATTTCTTTTCCACCAATATTTACAGAATCCCATGAAAAAGACAGTTTTGAATTAAGCCACGTTGCAAAATTATTCCATACCTGCTTAATTCCTGCAACAGCATTATCAAATGCCTGCTTCAATCCGTCAGAAATGCCACTGAATGTCCAATTATCTTTTGTAAAATACGGTTCTACATGATTTGTCCACCAAGAACCAATTCCAGATGTACTCCACCAGTTACTAAATTCGCCCCATTTTTCAGAAAGACCTTTTTTCATTCCGTCTCCCTGCTCATCCCATCTTTTTTTTGTAAACCATGGCTTCACATGATTTTCCCACCAATTATATATTCCGGTATTCTGCCACCAATCGGAAAACTCATCCCATTTAGCAGACAATCCCTCTTTTATTCCATTCCCTACTTCCATCCACTTTTTCTTTGTGAACCACGGGAAAATGTTCTCCTGAATGTAAGTTAAAGCTTCATTCCACTTTTCTTCTATTTTACCTTTTATTTCTCCTATTTCTGTCTGTATTGAAAGCTTTTTTTCTCCCCAATATTCTTTTACATCTTCCCACCATGAAGAAACATCCTCTAAAGTTGTTGTTAATTTATTGCGAACGGGTAGTTCTACATTCAATCCCCACCATTCTTTGACATTGTCTTTGAACTCGGAAATCTTCTCCTGTAAATTTGGAAGGACGACATCTGCTCGTAAATCTACATCATCTAATCCGTTTATATTCTTCCATTCATCTATCCACGCCTTTAGATCAAAGCTGTCAGGTACATTTAATTTATTAGGCATATTATCATTGAACTCATTTAATGCTTTTTGGAAATCATCTAATGATTTGTAATCTTCCTTTTTAGGCAGATTTTTGACAAATTCATCAACATTCATTCCATTTCCAATGCCTAATTTGTCCATCACAGTATCATGGCTCAAAACTCCACCGCCATATGCATTAATCCATTCAAACGGATTAAGAAGTTGTTTAAAACTTTCCTGAAGATATTGCAGAAAACCGCCTTTTTCATACGCTTTTTCTAAATTATTAGCATCTTTTTTTATGCTATCTTTTCCAACCGTAAAAGATAACGTTGCCACTACTACAGCAAGTGAAATAGGAATTGCATAAGAGAGCAATGATTTTACCGCCGTTGAACCAAAAGCGGCTGTGAATTTCGCTCCTATTAATTTTCCAATAGTCTCCTTGAGAAGTTTCCCTGTTAACAGTTTGCCTGCAAGTTTCAGAGCAAATGCTCCAAGAAGAATTTCAACTGTCTCAATATCAATGTTTGAAAGAAAATCTTTTACGCCTTTCCAAACATCAGACCACTTGATATTTTCTATCATGGTCTTAATCGTCTTGTAAACTCCCTGTACCCAAACATTTATATCTTCTGCAAGTGCCTTAAAATCAAATGTCTGGAAGAATTTATTTATTCCCTCTGCCAGTGATTTTCCAAGGTTTGACCAGTCAAATGTCTGGCCAAAGGAAAGTGTGGCATAAATCGCCGTATTCAGTGCCCCGGCAATCGTTTTTCCTACATTTCCAAACAGTCTCGGATTGATAAGACCATTAAGGAAATCTGCCAAGCCTTTGCCGAAATTTCTTGCCTTGGAATAAATCTTATCCCAGTTGATAGACTCCATAGCTTTTGATAAGGCATCACTGATGTATTTTCCAAGTTGTTTCAGATTTTTAATATCACTTTCGTAATTTTTGAAAATGGTATCAGTCTTGACGAGTTTACCGCCACTGGCACCGCCTGATGCGCCACCGCCGCCGGAACCGCCCGAACCTTTTTTGCCAGAACCATCATTTGTGGTAATCAGTTTCAATTCATCAAACTGACGGACACCCTTATTCATCTTGTCAATGTTCTTTGCCGCCTGTCCGGTACTGTCCGCAACATCATCTGCGCTTTCTGCCGCATCTGAAAAACTATCCGCAAGACCTGCACCGGAATCCTCATATTTCCATCCGAAGATTGCGCCTAAAGCGTTTGTAACCTTTGTAACAAAGCTGATAACAACCAGTAAAACGGAATTGAGTGCTTTTACGAATGGTTTGAAAGCATTGATTAATGCCCCACCAATAACACTGCCAAGCTGTTCGAACGACTGTTTTAAAATTCTGATCTGGTTCGCCCACGAATCAGCAGTACGCGCAAAGTCTCCCTGTGCTGTCTGCGTATTGGCAAGGACGTACTGATACCGGAGCATTGTCTTTTCAGCCTGTGACATAGACTCGATATCAGAATCTAATCCCTGTTTCATCGCCCACTCTTTAAGGGTTGCCTGTGTAAGATCAAGACCGTAATCTCTTAATGGACGTGTCTGTCCGGTAAATATTGCAGCTAAATCCTGCGACACAACATCCTGATCTATGTTATACAGAGATGCCATATCAGCAGTTAATTTTGTTAAATTCAAAGACACATCAGCCATGGAATCAGACAAACCAATATAGCCATCTGTCTGCTTATTCAAAAACTCATTAGCTTTCTTTATCAAACTACTGTCAATTCCCATGGCTGTTCCCATTGCTTGGAATCGGCTTGCCGTCTGTTTCAATGTCAGTTCTGACATACCGAACTGACGTATAGAGTCCTGTGCAAAGTCATTGACTTTTTTTGACATGTCACCAAAAGTAACATCAACAACGTTCTGAACCTCTGTTAATGCGGATGATATGTCGATTGCATTTTTTATTCCTCTTATCGCTCCGTAAAGACCAAGATAAATCCCCATAGAGGACAAAATCTGTCTTGTGAATGACTTGAGTCCGATCAATGCTTTTCCTGTGGATGTCTTAAATCCAAGGAAAGAACCGGAAAGATTACTGATGCTGTTATTTAATCCAGTAATCGCACCGCCAGATCTGTTTGAAAGATTTCCAAGTGCCTGTGTCATTTGTAAAATATTTGCGCTTACATTTGGTGCTTTTGAGAGTGTCTCAAACAGATATTTAAGGTTGTCAGCAAGCAAAGGTATATTTGTTACTGCACGTCCGCTTGCAACGCTTCCAAGCCTTGATATGGCTGTTACAAGGTTGCTCATATTGGTCATATCAAAATTCAATGCACCTATCTTGTTCATCTGGCGTACAAAGTTTTGTAACTGCGCAGATAAAGCCGGCAGATTCTTTGTCGCCTGTGTAGATGCCTTGCCACCAATTTTTGACAGTGCCGACACCATGCTTGTGAGTCCGCTTGTATCAACAGCTTTAACACTTGCTATTCCAGATGCAAGATCTCTCACAGCAGAAGATATTCCGTGGATAGAATTTGCATCAACACCAGAAAATTTATTGAGTGCCCGCACCATTGATGTGATTTCCGAAGATTTACCACCTTTGAATCCGGTAGCCGCATCGGAAATGCTTCTGATTCCGCTTGCAATATTTGAAAGTTTTGCAGTGTCAAACGATATGCTTTCCCGGAGCCTATTCATGCTGTTTACAAGGCTTTCTATGGAATTACTTGCTTTTGCAGAGTCAGCTTTGATTTTTATTTGTAATTCATCAATGTCTGCCATATATGCACCAACTTTCTATGCAAAATAAAAAGACGGTAGGCTGTGACACCTTACCGTCCTTGATCTACTCTTTTAATTTTTCTCTTGTAACCGGTCCGCATTTCTTATCTACTGTAATTCCGACTTTTTTCTGGAATGTTCCAATACCGGTCGCCGTATCATTTCCAAGAATACCGTCCACATTACTGTTTCCCTTTTTATCTTTTTCATCCAGGCATCCGTGATAAATAAGCTCCGTCTGAAGCCATCTCACATCATCCCCTCTCATGCAAGGGAATTTTTTCTTTAAAATCCTTGCAGGTTCCGGGTATGGGTTTAAATGATCTTTTACATTTTTTCTAGGGTTTCCGCTTGTCACAATCGCTGTATGACCTTTTGTTTTTGTGACAAGAACATCTCCATTGTAAAGAACCATTCCTGCCGCATAACCTCCAATGTCATCAAACATGCCACTAGAAAGAAGTACAGATTTTTCATTTGCTGTGGTGAAATTTCCAACATCTTTTCCAGTTGCATGAATAATGCATGCACGTACCGTTGTGCCGCAATCTGCTTCTGTTTTTACTTTTGAATTAATACCATATTTGACAATTCCAAGCCGGTGTCCCTGACAGTAGCCAATATTATCATTATTGCACGCTGTAATCATTGATTCTGCCAGTTTATCCGCCATATCTTTTGTTTTTGGTCTTAACACATACCATCCTTTTTTATGAACATAAAAGTTTTGCATACTTACTTCTGTTCCGGTCTGATCTCCCGGTCTCCCACCGGTCAATTTTCCATTTTCATCATGTCTTGCAGATCCAATTCTCATATTTATACCTCCAAGTTCTTTTCTGGTTTTGGGTGGCTCAACTCATAGTTTGACTGCATGACTTTAAGTTTTGCCACAAATAGCTCTCTCTGTTTCTTTATTTCTTCTTCCGTCATTTCTGAATCATCTTTCCCTTGTTGCTCATTGATTGGTTTTTTAATATACTTTGATTTTGCTTTTCGTCCGGCAAGGCAATGTTCTACTGCCACCGATACCGCAGACAATCCGTATGTTCCAAACCACATCCACATCTCATTGTCTCTTTGCTTTTTATCTAAGTTGTAAGCATCCGCATAAGGCTGTAAATCAGCCGGGCAGGACGTGTCTATGTCACGCACGGTAAATCCATACCCTTTTGTAACTAAAAGCCAGAATGGGCGGATTTCCGCACAATATGTTCCCCATGTAAGTTCTCTCTGTTCTTCTACTTTTTCCTCGGAGTTTTCTTCTCCGCTTCTTTCTGATCTGCTTTGAGCAGTTTTGATAAAAAACCGTTTTCAAGCAGCTCCGCTAAAAGTGCATTGTAAAGTACCTGAACATCTGCATCTTCTCCGTCAAAGTAATCATCCAGCATGGCATATACTTTTCCAAGCTGCTGTTCCTTTTCTCCCTCATTGTCCGGATTGTATCCAAGTTCCTCTTTGTGAAACTTCTGCGCGCCTACAAGGATTAACTCTGGAAGAAATAAAAGGATTTCGTCAACCGCTTCGATATCTTCCATCTGGTCTAATTTTGCTACTTTCTTGATAATTCCGCTTTTCACGGTTGCTTCATATCCAAACTTGATCTGTAATTCTTTCTCGCCAAATTTTAATTTTGTCATTTTCTTTCCCTTTCTCCCTCTCATATAGGGAAAGGGCAGTCCGAAGACCGCCCTGTTCTTTTAAATTGTTTCTTCAAGCTCTGGCTCGGTTGTCTGGTTATCGTCAGCCGATCCAACCGAACTATTCGACTGACGTGTTATTCCCCCGGTGTAAAAGCTACAGCGGTGTCCATGCCCTTGTATTCTTCAATGGTAAGATTCATTTCAACCGTCAAAAGTTCGTTCTGACCAATCTCCGGCTGTGGAATCTGCTCTGGCGGCTGAGCCACAACAAAAAACGCGTCGGTAAATCCCGGGATAATAGTTTCAAACCACATTCTTTTCCCGCCGGAAAGCGCCTTATACGCCGTGATAAGTGCTTCCCACTCTTCCTTTGTGGCATCCGTAAGGTTTACCGTGATAGGGAAAGAGCCACCGGTATCTGCGCGACCCTTTACATATCTGGTAATAGCATCTTCTAATGCAGATGCGTCAATCTGTTCCGGCTCAATGTTAATACCGCCGATTGCGTTAATTCTTGTAAGCTGTTTAAACGATGTAGGCTTTGTTCCGGCTGTCGCTTCTGTGCCATAGCCAAACGTAATTCCTAACGTAGACAATCCTGCTTCTGCCATTTTTACCTCTCTTTCTACCGCCAAATAATGCGGTTATCGGGCGCATCTTTTTGCACCCGGTGCATAAAAAATAGAGTCTTTCGGCTCTTTTACATCAATCTGTCGTTGGCTCCGATTATCCGCCGGAACCTTGCAACGCTTCTAAATTTTTTTTCACTGTCATTTTTAAACTCCGGCATTGCTGTAATTTGAAATCGCATCTGTTTAAAGGCATCAGCTAAAATAGCCATAATCCCTTTTGCATCGCTCTGCTTTGTGTTTGTAATGACGTCAACCTGTATTGTTTCCTGCACCGCATTTACGGATGTGCCCTCTAAATCTGCCCCACGTTCAAGCCCCGGCATCTCATGGATGTAAATAGTCGGGAAAACAGGGTCTTTATCAAGGTTCTTTTCAACCGTTGTAAATGCAGTGTCAAAATTCATGCTTTTGTATTTTTTCTTGAGTTTTGGTTTGGCTATCGTTGCAACATTGGAGAAAATGTTTATTTCAAGGTCAAATACCCACTGGTTTCCTGCCATTATCCAAACACCTCCTTCGCTGTCTGTGTAACAATCTGCCGCAACTCATTTGCGGTCAGATACATGAATGGTCGGCTTGGCATTCCCTCTGTAAACCACCAATCGCCATTGTCGTCCTGATAAAACCATCCATATCTTCCATCTGAAATCTGATGGATAGTTTTTCCACTTGCATACTGCCACGAAACGCCATCCGGCAGTTTCCCTGGATAAGGATTTTGCTGTCCTACGGTTCCTGTTCCAAATTCAACAAACATTGCATGGTCCGTCCCGGCAACTACCGCCCATATCCCGCCTCCTTTGGTACTTCCCTTGTATTCTGAATGAATACTGGAAATCAATTCTGATGTGAATATTGCGTCAAGGTCAGCAATTTGTACTCTGGCAATCTCTACGCCCTTTTCCGCGAGTTTTTCTGCCAATAGCTGGCATTTATATGTCAAGCTGTTTTTATAGGCTCTAAGCTCTCGTATGGCGTTCTGAATAGACTTTTCAGACAGGCTCATTGTGATTACTTTCTTCCCCATGCCACACCTACTTCACATTTTTTTGTAACAAGAACAAATCAACCGTCAATCCCTCGTCTGCGACACCTTTTACGATGTAATCAGCCGAATTTTCGTCAACGATTGTATTCTCTTCATCTTTGTACTTTACGTCTGATCGTTTCCATACCAAAGATCCGACGCTCAATGGAAGCTTTCCTTTGTCTTCTACGATCTGAACAAAATTTGTAGAGTTATCTACGCCAAATTCTTTTATAAGTGCTTCGCTCAACTTATTGCTGATCGAAGAATAAAAAACCACAGGCTTTTCATAACCTGTGGTATACTCTCCGGTTGTCTTCGGTATCTTGTTCCCGTCATCATCAAGGTAATAAATTACATTACCATCAGAATCCGTGTACGAAGAATATTCGATGTTACCATCATCATCCGTCACATATACCGGCACCTTGCCGCTTTGCTGCGAATAACTCATTTTTTGCTTATTGATCTCAAGCATTTCACTTCACATCCTTGCCGAACCGTTTCCACAGCTCAGAAAGCTTTTCCCATCCATACATTGCGACAAACGCAACAATAAATCCTGCAATAATAGCTGCCAAGATCATATACCATAAAATTGATGTCTGGATGTACTGCATGTATGCCACAAACGCAGCGACCGTGATTCCGATAGAAAGAACAAATACCAAAATGTCCGTTGGAACCTTAGAAAATACGCCTACACCTTTGATTACCTGTGTTACCACAGACACAACAAATGCCAGCGCACCAATGATTGCCAGAATAATTGTCATATTTGCAATTACAGACTGTATAATATCCATGATTAAACCTCCTTTTCATCATTAAGACGGGTTTCTATCCCGTCAATTCTGTGATGCGCCGATTTCACACTTTCTTCAACCTTTATAATTCTGTTGTCGTGAGAATTTATTTCTTTTCTCATCTCCGAAACTTCATTCTTGATCTCGGTTGTGTTGTTTGAAATGGCATCCAACTTCATGTTAATGCGTGTGTTCTCCCGCACGCGCTCTTCAAGATCCGTGTTGTCTGTCCTTTTGTTGCTCTTCAAGCCCATAAAGACGGAAAAACCAAGCGACAGCACGCTTATAATGATTGCTGTTGATATTTCAATCGTCAAATCATATACCGCCTTTCATTTTTATGGCACACCGCCCACCACCGCTCAATGTGTGCCGCCTGCTACGTTTTGTCGACGTCGACAAAACGTAACGCACAATCTTCTAAAAAACTGATAATTGCTTTGCAAAAAACAGATTCCTTTTCTACTCATGGCAGATAGGTCACAAAGATTTTACAAACGGGAATACCCCTACGAACAAGCTTTCCCTGTCTTTCCAGCTACGGCTTACGCCGTTTTCTGAATAACTTGCCATATAGGCTTCTCCTGCCTGTGAATGGTCGTACACGGCTAAATTGACGATTACATCCTCAAACTGTTTCAAGTCTTCGGATATTTTTTCATCCGTGTAGCTTTCCGGGTAATTCCGCTTGCTTACCACTTCATTTCTTGCCTGCTTGATAAGCTGTTCAATGTAAGGGTTATCTTCTTTCTGGTCGAACACGACAACATCAGAAGTAACACCATCTTCGTCCGTAACGGTTTCAATATGAAATTGTTTCAGTCTGATTTTGACCTGCTCTAATGTTGTATATTCGTCCATTCTTCCCTACCTATAATCCAAACTGATCGATCAAAATGCGTTTCAGTTCCGCTCCACTGATTTCTTCTGCACCATCGATCCCATGTTCAGCGGCAAGTGCCTGTAAATCAGCAGTGCTCATTCTGTTAATCTCTGTCTTGGTGTACCCGCCGGAAGATTTCTCTCCCGGAACAATGTCCGGGATTTCATCTCCTGCTTTGTACCATTTTCCATTGCGCTTTACCGTGTATTCAGCAATCATACCGCACCTCCTACGCAACTTTCATGACAACAACGCTGTCCATGCCCTCAAAAGTAGGCAATCCGATCATTGACACAACGCAATGAGTGTTGATCGGATGATTTGTTGCGTATGTATATACCGAAATGCCGGTTTCTACAATAGAAAGGTTTCCGTCTGTTAAACTTCCGCTTCTCTCTTCCGGTGTCTTTCCAAATACATAATCTCCAAGGTACACACCGGATGCCTGTGCGGAAATAACTCCTGTAGGAATAAAATATTTTGTGGCACCGTCTGCCGGGTCGATGTAAAGTTTGTCGTAAACTTCAATCTCGATGCCGTATCCTCTAAGATACTCTGTAACCTGCCCCTGCTGTAAACGAATACCTCCATTGTAAGCAGTAATTCCAAGCACCTGTTTCTTTGTGTCTTCTGCCTTAAGGGCCATCTCCCATGTTTCTGTATTCATGCTAAAACGCGCAAGGGAATATCCGGTTTTCTTTGCAAACTCACGTTTAATCTCGATAAAGTCATCAAGTGGCGTTGCTGTTTCGGGTGCAGACCATTTATCGGTATCGCTTCCGGAGATATCCTTGTAATGATCTCTCTTGTGCGCCACTCCATTGTCCGAAGTATAATCAACATAGAAGCTCTTGCCACCAATTGTTACCTGTACTCTTGGAATACCATCAGATGGTGCTAATAACTGCCAAATCTGGCGTTCCGGCACTACTCTTGCGCCCTCAATCAGCATCATCGGTTTTTTGCTGATTTCTCTAAGCACCTGGTTTGCCATGTTGGAATTTTCTGCCGACTGGTAATTTGCATACTCCTGCTCTTCACGCTCTGTTACCATGTAAGATTCACGGTAGAAAGGCATCTCGTTCTGAATATCCGAAAATCCACCGACATCTCTTAACTCTGCCTGCGCATCAAAATTGGATGCCTTTAAGGATACCGGAAGACCGTTTTTCCCTTTGATAAATCTAAGTTCAAGGCTGTCCTGTTTTCTGGTTCCAAATTTCTGTCTACCTAAGTAAGGTGCAGAACCAAGCGTTTTTTTATAATTATTCCACATAACCCCAAGACTTCTTGCGGTAAATGCTTCTGCTAATGGTAATGCCATTCTCTAATACCTCCATTTTTTAATCAAAAAAAGTAACACGCGGTGTTGCTGCTTTTGCAGTTGCTTCCACGGTCACTCCGTTCGCTGTTACCTTTGCGCTGTCAATAGAACCCTGATATACATAAGTTCCAGGCGCATCTCCCATTGTTACGTCAACATCTTCCAGAAGATACCCTTTGCAAGATTCGTCATTGCTTGGGAACGGTGTCCCTGCCTTTGCAATCTTCTTTCCGTTTGCATCGGCACTTGACACCATTGTCTGCGGAACGATACACGCCGCACCCTCATAAGGAAAGAATTTTAAAATTCCTTTACTCTGTGTAAAGTCTCTTTCAATCGGTTTTCCCATAATTTACCTCCTATAAAACATAATGGTCTTTGGCTTCTGCACTTTCTGCAGGTTTGCCAAAACTGATTTTTTCTGCGTTCTCTACGTCCGCAGTTTTTTTATTTTCTCCACCTGCAGTACCGCCGCCCGGATTTTCAGAATTATTTGCAATCTCCTGTTCCTTTGCCTGCGCTGCCGCGGTTTCCTTTTCGGCTGTAATCTTTCCAAGAGCGTCATAATCAAGGCTTCCATTATCCTTGACAACGGATTTTGCCTGCTCTGCATTGATTTTTAACTTTTCCATCAATGCTTCGCGCTGGTCTCTAATGGCGTTTTTCTTCTGCATATCTGCAATCTGCTGATTTGCTGTCTCTAACGCCTTGTTTGCTTTTTCAAGTTCCGTGAGGTTTCCTGCTTCCATTTCATCCAGCTTTTTCTGCAACTCATCTGCGCTGTCTGCCTTTGCCTTAAGCTCTTCTGCTTTTGCCTGTTCTCTCTGTACGGAACTGCCGTAATCAGCAATGATTTTTTCAACATTTTCCTCACTGATACCCATTGCAATTAACTCTTCTCTTTTCATTGATTACCTCCGATATGTCTTTACGAATTTTTGCGGTGCAACGACACCGAATGACACTGTTGATTTTTACGCTCACAACTTTGCGAATTTTTATAAAATAAAAACAGCCACCGATTACTCGGTAGCTGTCTTATTTTGCTGTTTATTTAATTGGTTTACAATTTCCTGTGCTTTTTGTTCCTGCTCTTCTGCATCATCAATGGTTTTCCACAACGCATCTATATATGGCTTAGACAAGAGGAATGTCTTTTCAGCATCTCCCCAAAGCCCCACCGTTTTAATGGCAATAAGAGGATGTATGCCGCACTCTAAAAGCTGATATAGTGTTTGCGACTTTGTATACATATTGTCTTGCGGGCTATGATTGATTTGCACATCAAAATCCCTCATTGACAATTTCAAATCATTGTCCTTAACGCGTATTACATTTAAGACAACTTTTGCAAGTCTCTTCTCTGCCGATTTCACAATTGGGTCTTTTAATTTTGCTCTTGTCTTTGAAAAATCCCATCCAGCCCTTAATGATACTGCTCCTTGTGTATCTCCTCCAGAGTTTTGGGACTCTCTGTTTGGTATTGCTAATATTGCCAAGGCATTGTCCCACAAATCATCTTTTGCCACCTGACACTGGCTCTGATTTAGTTCCTGCGTCATAATCTCAACATCGGCTTTGTTATCCTTGTTATTGGACTTTACCGTCAAAGCATGGCTCATTTTCATCTCTTCAAACGTTTTTTGGTCGATTTCACAGTTCACAAACTTAACCCAGTACTGAACAAACTGCTCAATTCCATCCATTCTGTTTGACTGCATATTGTTTATGGCATCCAAAATACCTATGACAAGCTCAATGTCTGATATTCTTTCGTGATTGTTTGGGAACTCAACAATAGGAATGTTTCCAAATGCATGCAATTTCCATTCAGAAACTACTCCATTTTGAATTTTGCATGAATGACTGTCTGTATAGCACAGTTTGTACCATCTTCCATCTTCGTCTTTAAGCTCCTGCACCGCAACCACCGGTTCTTCCGTACTCCGATTATAAATAACACACGTATTCATTGGAGTAGGCGCAACAATTTGAAATGGTATTTCTCCATTTGCAAATCTTACCGCCTTAAAAGATGTTCCGGTTGCTGACTGCCACTCTCCTGCTTTAATGTCTTTTTCCTGTTTATTCGCATCCACAAGATAGTCATTCAGCGCATCCACTGCCCGATTAATTTCATCATCATCTTTTCGACTGATAAACTGTATTGGCTCGCCATATGTCTGTCCTACTTTGAACTGAACAATCTCATACGCATGATTTTCTACTATTTTGTTTGTAATATCAGCATTTTGTACCTTTAATCGGTATAAAATCGGCTGATCTCCTTTGTAATACCGCCATAGGTATTCTATGATGGTTTTGTTGTAATAATAATTACCTATGCAGTCTCCAACCACCTTGACAATATTGTCTGCTGTGATGGTTTCAACATCTGTATATAAAATTTTTCTACCATAACAGCCTTTAACAAGGTCTTGGAGAGATTTGTCATTTCTCATTTTTTTCTCCTAAATAAAGGTCATTCCGCTGGATGTTGCACGAAACGGAAGAGATTTTAATTCTGTTTTTCCATTCTCCGGATAAAAAACAACTTTCTTGTGGCATTTTCTGCACTCAACAGAAATTTGCATTGTTGAACGCCCATCGTGTGTGGCAACTTTTCTTCCACACCGCGGGCAATATATTGTTTTTGGTGTATATCCCATAAAATCCTCTTTTCTTTGCAAAAGAAAGAGCACCGGAGATTCCTCTTCGATGCTCTTTCAATGGTGGATGGTAAAGTGTTCAACTATTTGTTGACTTCTTCGATTATAACTATATCAGAAAAAAAACGGACATATCGGACAACTTTACTCTTTCATAAATCTATCGAACGCTTTTCTCACGCTGTCTTCTGTGTTATTGCCTCCTATTTGGTCGGCAACCTTATTCCAAGATTGATTTTCTAAAAATCTAAGATTAATTATTCTTCTAATTCTGCTATCTTTTATATTTGCAATAAACTCTTCTACTTCATTTGTTTTTTCAAGAAGTTCGTTTTCCAAAATTTCGAGGGTGGTTTTTCTGGAATATAACAAGGTTTTTTTGTGCCTATATTCTGGCAATGGTATTCCTTCTATTTTAAAATGTTGGTTTCCACCATTTCCGCCAGAAACGCTATCAATAACCGTTCCTTCCTGCTCAATTTTTTCTATGTATTTTTCAAGCTTTTCAATTTTATTCCTTACTTCTTTTACTTCTTCTCTTAAATCTAAGTATTGATTTAAAATATCTTTGTTTACCATATCAATACCTCCTAAACGGATTTACTGCCGCTTCTACCTTTGCTTGTGTTCCGCTTCGCATCTCGTTTTCAAACAATGCAACTGAATCCGGTGCATCATCATGCTTTACTTTTCCACTTCTTGTCATGGTCGTAAGTTCTTTCATAAACTTGTAATATTGGCTCTGCCTGTCCATTTTCTTGAAATCGCGGAAATAATAATCTCGAATGATATTATCTCTTGCATTTTCCATTCGAGTTATTTTATTTGAACAATTAAACTTGAACCGTGCGCTACATCTTCCGCCTTGCTCTTTTACAATGTCCATTACATCGCGGCCAAAATATTCTCCGGCACTGTTGCTCTCGAATGTAACCGTCTTTACGTTGTGCTTAATAAGCATATTTGCGCATTCAGGCTTGGTAAATTGTGTTCCGGCATTATCGAACACTACATCTACGATATAAACCTCGTTGCCGTACACATAGCCAATTGGCATTGAGCAGCTATCTTCTCCCTTATCAGCACTGTCACAAGCCGCCATAATTGCATCTGGTTCTTGATCAACAGGAAGTTCCTCAAAATAATTAAGCTCATTCTCCGCAAACATTCGCCCTTTTGCTTCAAATGGTTCTTGTTGGAACTCTGCCGCCCACGTTTCTTCCGAAACAAGTTTTCGTTCCTTTTGGTAGTAACCGGTTGTGAATATCTTCCGCAATCCTTTTTTATCTTTTCGATAAATCTCCCAATTGCTTTCATCTGTGATTGGGTCAAGTGCCGGAATCGCAACTTCTTTCCATCTCCACTCCAATTCATCAGCTTTATTTTGTAAAGCCGTAATTGGATCGTACAAGCTGTATTTCGTTCCCTGTATGATAATAGGTGTTCCCTCTAATCGTCTACCGAGAACATCGTCTGTTACTTTCTCGCAAAGAAACTCTAATCTATCTCTATTTCGTGCTTCCTCATGGTTTTTAACGCAGTCATCAATATAGACAAGTACATTTGCTTCGGTACATCCTACGATTGCGCCATCAATCGGACGGCATGTAAATGTCGGGAAAATATTCTTGCTTTTAAGGTCGATTGATAGATTTTCAGCACTTTTATAGTCCTTTTCGCCTATCTTTGTTGCTTCCGGGAAAACACTTAAGAATCTATTGTACGTGCTTTCTGTTTCAAATCCTTGCAATAAGCCACCATAAAATCGCTTAACAAGTCCTTCGCCTTTTCCAACACCGAATATACTTCCGTCCGGGTCGCGTCCACCCATCATCTGCGCCAATTTCAGACCGCCTGTTGTTTTTCCAGTTCTTTTCGGTTGCGATACAGACAGAAAATCCAATTTTCCATCATAAATCTCCTGATATGCTCCGACTACAGGCTGTAGCACTTTTCTTCTTGGGAAATAAAATCTTTTCCACGGGTCCTTTTCATCAATTTCAATGTAATAAAAAAAGCTGTCCACAAGATAGGCTGATTCATACATCAAAACATCGTAGAATTGTTGGAGCACCTTGTATGTCGTATCATGTTCCCAGGCATACACTTCTAAGTCTGCAACTCTGCCGCCTGTATATTGTTTGACATAGCTTGCTATAAGTTTTTTTGCCTTTGCGGATATTTTCAATCCATAATCAACGTCATGTTCTGTCCTTAAGGCAACCGCTACGGCTTGTATGTATGCATCTATTACCTGTTCATCAACGCCATGCACCTGTATGTAATTTTCATATCCATTTACTGTGGAAATTAGGCTTGAACTTGCCAAAAGAAAAGCACCTCCGCAAAAGCAGAAGTGCCTTGACCTCTGCCTATAACTGTTTTAGGGTAGCGACTAACTCCATTTGTTAGCCGGTAATATGCGTAGTCAGTAGTAAAAGCTATTCTTAGCACACCAATATTGTACACACCTCTTAGTGTTTCGGAAATTATTTAATGACTATTTTCTTCGTCTTGTTTTAAGATAATGGCTATCCCTTTTGTCAGCCGGTAATATTTTATTAGACTGTTGGCATTGCATTCCAACAATTCGTATGCAATCTATTCAAAAGTGCATTATAATCATCAATTACATACCGTGCTGGAATCATATATGTTTCAATGCCATATTTTTCTGCTGTTTCTCTTTCAATGCTACAGCCGTTCCAATCGTAGCTCTCGCATATTCCAATAAATACATCAGCCCGTGCCAGTTTCTTAAGGTTCTCGCCCAAGTACCATACATCTTCTTTACTATCTTTAGGTGGGGTACTCTTAGTATAACTGTCGATAAGCTTCAATTCCTCACCCTCGTAGATTTCAGCAATCTTCTTCATCTTTTGAATACTTGCTTTGATTTCTTCCTCTGTTCTGCCTTTCATTGGCACGCTTACAAATAGCTTCTTCATAAAATCTCCTTCTAAATTCTTGCAACTACGTGTTCTTTTGCAATTTCTTCTTTTTCCGGGTCGTAAATAACCGAACCGTTTTTATCAGTCTTATTCTTATCAAATTCGCAAGAAATTTTTATGTATGGGTATCTCAATGGCGTGCAGTCAGCATGGAAATCAATATTATACACTCCCTTTTGCCATTTTCCGTTAGCATAAATCTTTGTGTAACCGCCTTTTCTAGTTTTGATTATGATTTTTGAACGTGTTTTCTTCATTTCCAATGCACCTTGAACCCTTTCGCCGTATAATTACCAACTGCCTGTTTCAGCTCTTCCTTGCTTTTATATTCCTCTCGAAGCATGATTGCTACCTTGTTCTTCTCAATGGCGTATATGCCGCAGGTAACCGCTTTGCTCGCCGTATCAAGAACTGCTTTGTACTGTTTGCTGTTCATCTCGTATGTGCTGTTATTGATATTGACAATCATGCTTCATACACTCCTTCTCTTCCTTATGAGTTTGCATCAACATTTTTTAGATATTCAATGAAACTCATTTCAGCCCCCTCGCATGTTAAACCTTCAATAGGATTTTTGTGATAGTTTTCACGAAAATACCTCAATGCCTGTTCTTTTTCTTTTTCTGAATAAGAGTCCCATTTTGATATCCCAGATTTGTTTTTGAAAAATTCGCAATCGTGTTCTTTATAAGCAAATCCTACTGGAGGAATATACTTTTCTGGATGGTTACAAAATTCTATCGTTTTTTTCAAAAATTCATTCCATTCAATTCCAAAATAAGCACATTCATAGCATGTCATTCTTCCACCAACTTTCTGCCACACATAGGGCAAAATTCAATTTCCATTGCTATCGCTACGTTCATTCCATTGCTACAACATTTAGCATACTGTGGACATTTATCGATATGGCATTGAATAACATTTATATAGCCCAATTTTTTGATTTTAAATTCTCCATATGCAGTTTTATATGATTCTTTCCCATTGCAAAAATCACACATTTCAATTACTTCCTAATAAACCTATGTTCACAATCTTCCAAAGTTGTTACCTCTATTATTTCCGGTTTATTTTCCGTCACACATCAACGCTCGATTTTTTTCAAGCAAACGCCGCACACATGATTTGAACCTGCAAGCCTTTTACAGCCAACGGTTTTCAAGACCGCCCCCTCACCACCCGGACATACGGCAAATATAGCAGTGTGGTAGAACTGCTATATTCAAAATTGCTTTTGCCACCACTTTGTACAATTTCACACGGACTTTCTACCGCTTACGGCAAGGTTCACCCCTGTCGTAAGTTAGCGCAGTGTGTAGGACCCGAACCTACAAGGCGAATAAACGCCCGGCGGCTTAGCAAGCCGTTCCAATACCATTGTGGGAACACTGCATCTTGATGGTGCGATTTCTTAAACAACCCATCCATTACAACTGTCTACCACGCACCTGCCAAACAGTGTTTTTAGGGAGTTGAGTGAAATGGGGAAGAGAGGAATTGAACCTCCAGTGTTTACCACTTGGGAACTGATTTACAGTCAGCCGCAACACCGCCAATCGTTGCCGCTTCCCCAAAATGCGCGGACACCTCACTCCATATCTCTGTACGCGGCCGCGCTACGCATACAGTATCAAATCAGCTCGGCACCATCGGAACGGAAGGATTCGAACCTTCAATCCGGCTCTCATTGTTGTTTTCCGTGTACACGCCACTTTTACCAATTAAGATACGTTCCGAAACCGCCACAAGACGGTTAGCAATAATGTTTTTCGTGCCATGCGTTGCACTATCTGGTTTACAGCCTTTCACCAGAAACTCACTTTTTGACAGCTCAGGCACCGTGGGATAGATGCCCGAACTACCAATAGGCTGCTGCATGGATCGCTCTTCAACGAAATAACAAGTAGGATTCCCACTTAACCATACAGGCTTACACAGCCGCGCTTCGCGGCAAATACCACCGGACGGTCTCGCACCGCCATTAACAGAATCGTCCTAGTGGCGAAAGGATGTGTCATGAAAAACACCAAGAAGGAGAATTTACGGAATGGATCGTTAAACCCATTCCTCCATCGGAACGGCAGGAATCGGACCTGCGACCGCTCGGATATAAGCCGAGTGCTCTGCCAACTGAGCTACGTTCCGCTACGGCATATTAAAATGCCGCAATGTAGGATTTTTATCTTGTAAGCAACTCTTACAAGTTGCCAGTAATTTAAAATTTTGTTTAGCTATACTGGATGCTCCGATTTCTCACTCTGGTGCTCTGCGTCGCTATCCAGATTGAGTAAATCTCCGGTGCTGTCCGGTTCCTTTGATTTTGTTATATGTATTCTTTCCTCTGCACAAATGATAGGCAGCTGAAAGCAAATACCAAATATTGGACTATAAAACATTCTGTTACCTCCACATCAGAAACATGTTCAGCAACAGCAACATCACAAGTACCCATAATGCAATTGCTGTTTCTTTGTCTTTGGATTCTCTGCCAGATACAAATAGTATCAGCATAAAAATAACATCCAGCGTCGATATAATCGTTTTAATAATTACCATGGTTGTTTTCCTCTCACAAGTTTCTTTAGCAGGATTCGAACCTGCGAATACTGGAATCAAAATCCAGTGCCTTACCGCTTGGCGATAGCGCTATATTAACACTACTTTTCCGGCATGTAATAGACCATGTTATCAAATACAGTTATTCCCATACAAGGATCATTCATCTCAACGCATCTGATCGATATGTTTTCAGATACTGCAAACATTTCGGCCACCTGTTGTTTATCCATGTTTGTGCTAATAACTTGAAAAGCCGAAAATGCCTTGTGCATATCAGAGAATACTTCTTTTTCTCTACCTAAATTTGCATACGTCCCAATGGTAAACGTTTTTCCATCAACCATAGCAGTTATCATTCCATGATTTGCTGTGAATACCGCTCGGTCAAAATCAAGCGAAACGTCTTTGCTTTGTGATACTACTCTCATACTTTTCCATCCAATCTCTTTTTGTTTTTGAGGATATTTAAAGGACTTAGTAGTGCTGATTTTCTCAACCTATCAAACCCCCTCCCCCTCCATGCAGAATCATGCTTTGAACATTGATAAATTGTTTGAATTGTTCGTTCAATTCCATTCGTATTTTACAACTATTCGCAAAACCCTTGTTTTGCGTAATGTATCAACGATTTAATGCGCCTTAAGACCATTAAACACTGGGCTTTAAATTGTTTGAATTGTCTATTGCGTTTTTCTCGCTTTTTTCAACCAGAATTGTCGGAGTTGTTCGGCAATCCTATACAATTATTAGCCCCAAGACGTGGCAGTTCTTCGGCTGTCAGCGCTCTTGCTCTGGATCCCTGATCTCTAACGCCCGGCATATTGAAACCACAATACTTGTTGAGTGATGGCATGTAGTTCATTGGATTTCCTTTGCCGGAAACTTGTAAACCTACCAAACTTTCCTCACGCATTTCGTCAAGTTTTTTGCAAATGTCGGAACCTGAAGAGCCTAGCTGTACTCCATTAACCCACCCATTTAATGTATCTCTATGTATTCCGGTAAAGAATGTAAACCCAACAATATTCACTACTTTCTCGTAGTCATTACACAGGTCTATATATATATCTAATACCTCGTTAACCTTATCTGTATCATAGGCATTATTAATATTATTATCATCCTTTAAGTACTTTGGATTAACTTTAAACACATGTTCATAAATATATTTACAGCAGTTATACCATCTATTCTGCGATACTTTACACATGTCCTCAATGCTTCTCTCTTCCATCCAGAGATTTATATACATGTCAATGTCATCTTTAAAAACATCAACTGTATTATTTACTTCCTGCATTTCAACTGCTGACATGTTATATATCTCCTCTCTCCAGTACTGGAATACTTAAAATAAAAAATGCAACTGATACAGTCGAGATCATGATGATCTCGACTGTACCGGCTGCATGAAGTCCGTTTCTTTCGGGACCTCGACGGATCAGCTCCGCCCGTTGCCCGAATGCTTTTTAATTTAATAAAACAATATCATTCTATCATTTTCTTGTCAAGGTATATTTTAAAATTA